TATTGGGATTATCCATCGCCATGAAAGCAAAGCGGTTGAGCTCCACTACCACCTTTGTGATGGGGAGAACCTTTGCAATCTTCGCAATCAGGTTAATGTGGGTCTGCAGCAGGTGATTTGCCGTAGGCATCAACCATCCTTGAGGGCGACTGCGGTTATTGAACCGCGCCTCCTTATTGCGGATGTAATGACACACAACGGGTTTCTCGTAGCCGGGGAGCAGTCTCTCGACAGAACCCTCGGCGATAGTGGTTCCCGCAGCCTTCGCACGACGCTGGCGCTTCCTGCGCCGGTCCAACGTGCGATGGTTTCTCCGAAACGCAGCACGCTTCTTCATCAAGAGAGGCACTTCCTTGTTGCGAGTCTCCAAATGTGCGGAGAACACGCACTGGCCGTCCTCCTTGACGACAGCAACTCCGATATTCGTCCTGCCGGGGTCGATGCCAAGAATCAGGTTTTGGGTAACATCAGGGGTATCATAGTTCAACTGGATGGTAAACGGTGTAGTGCAGACAACTCGTGCTTTCTTCTCCTTCAGGAGAAGGCGCACATAGCAATAGCGAGTTGTCGGCATCAAAGGTTTACCGTCTTTGTTTTGCACATAGACCATCGTCATGTGCGCTCATCTCCTTTCAGTAGTGTCTCACCTCCGGAGGAGGCGGTAGTGTCTCCCTTACCTCGGCGTATGCTTGGCAGTGCAGCAAGCTGGGAAAACCCGCAGGTGCATCCGTCACCTCTACCTGAGAGACTTACATACGTCGGTGTGGCTGTGACTATTAGACTTTTGTGGGTTTCCCACATCAAATCTTAAATAGCCCCTTACGGATTTTTACTGTACGGGGTTCGCGTTCTGAGGTGCGGTATCACCGCAGAGTATGCGGTCTACAAATTGGCAGATGTTGAGCTGCGCGGCGCGTTCGGGAGTGTTTGCTTCAAGCTCTTCCAGCAGCTCCACGGTCATAACCGTACCGCTGGTAAGTGTTGCATCTGCACCAGTGACCATGGCTGCGTCATACACGGTTGCAGCCTTTTCTGTCATACGGAATCTTACAATGGAGGGAACCATTTTTGCGATGCTAACATGGTTCTTCACATACTGTGTCAACTCGCCCTGCGGGATTGCTCCCAGCTTGGCATAGACATCAAACAGCAGCGTTCCGTCGGCGTTCAGGAGGTCGCTTACCACCGCATTCAGCTTAATGGTTTCATGCCTCCGGTTATGCTCGTCCTTATCGCTGATGGTGTACTCGATAGTGGGGTCATCCGCATAGAGTTCCTCGCGCAACGCGGGGTTGTTGTCGTCCACTGTGCGATTGATGGTAATGACAGCCTCGCGTCCAAACATGAGGAAGCTGGTATCCGTTTCCCACAGATAATCTCGCACATCTTCCTCATCAGTGGCCAGCCAAGGGTTGACGGCAACTGATGTTCCTCCTGTGCTGTTTACACTGAATTGGTCGATGCGGAGAATTTGACCGGCGCCGATATATTCAGTCGCGTATTTCCCCTCCACAGTGGATGCCATGTCCACATTACACAGCTTGGAGCCAATGGCCACAGCGCAGTTGTAGACGTCGGCAGGAATGGTTGCTACGGCAAGATTATCCTTAGAGAACTGCGTTCCCGGCAGTATATCGTCTGTGACCTGAATCACCTGTACGCTATCTCCATGAACGTAGGACGTGGAAACTGTCGTTCCATCAGAACGCTGGAGCGTCGTGGGGTACTGAAACCCGATAGGTGCAGAGCGGTTGGCCAGCGTGGTGTAGACGCAGAAGACAATAGCGGCACCGGCAATGATAGCTGCAGCAGGATAAACGACCTTTTTCAGAAACCGCTTCCCTTTACTTACAGGGACCATGCTCGTTCCTGCCGCATCACTTGCGGATACGTTCTTTTCCGCCGGTTTGCGCTTCTGCTGCTTTTTCTGCTCCTTTTCCCGCAGCCTCTCGGCCTTCAGCCGTTCTTCCTCCTGCCGCTTGAGCTCGCGCCAGTCGGGGGTTTCTGCCGTGCCTGAGCTGGGCGTGTCGGTGCTGTGAGTGGGGGGTTCCGTGCTCCGAGAGGCTTCCTTTTTCTCGGGTGCGGAAGGGGGCGCGTCGTCGCCGCCGTTCGCAGCGGGAACAACGATAGTCGTCTGCTTCTTTGCGCTACCAACGCGGCCAGTCAGCTCTCCGTCTTCCCTGCACTCGTAGAAGCGACTATTGGCGTCATCGAAATATCCGGTACAGATATTCCCAGCACCCAGCTTAAACTGGCGCTTAGGCAGCATTTTGATTTGTGCGACTTCCTCAGCAGTGAAAGTCCATGTGTTATCTCTCGCCATAGGGCATCATCTTCCTTTCTGTTTAGGGGTATAAAACGATTTCAATAGCAAAAACAACGATAGCAGTAAAAACGGATATTCAACCTTTTGTGTGTTCCGTATGCACAGCATGAAAGAATATACCATTCGCATTGGTAATTTTCAGGTACACACGTCCGGTCGATTCCTGCTTCGCAGACCGCGCCTCTCGCCGTGAGGCGGGAGGTCTTACCAGTCTCCACAGGCGTAACTTTCGGCTCATCCTGCCGTAGTAGGGTTTGCCGGTTACGCTGCGGTGCAGGTATCCTTTGCCTTTCTTAAAATATTGATTGCCGCATTGATGTCGCGGTCGTGGTGTGCGCCGCATTGGGTGCAGGTCCATTCCCGAACCTTTTCATCTTTCACAGCGGCGTTCTTGTAGCCACAGGTGCTGCAAGTCTGGCTGCTGGGATAGAACCGGTCAATTTGGAGGAACGTGCGTCCCGCCCACAGTGACTTGTACTCCAGCATCCGGAAGAACTCAGCCCAAGAGACATCAGCCACAGCCTTCGCCTTCCGGTGGTTCTTGGCCATACCCTTAATGTTGAGGTCTTCCACTGCGATGACTTGGTTCTCGTCAACGAGTTTCCGACTCAGCTTATGGGTATAGTCTCGACGCTGATTTACAACACGTTCGTGGATGGTTGCTACCTTGCGCCGCTGCTTCTCATAGTTGGAAGAACCCTTCCGCATACGGGACAGTTTGCGCTGTTCGCGGGCCAGCCGTTTCTCACTATGGATTAAGCAATGAGGGTTCTCATAGGTGTTGCCATCACTGTCGGCGGCAAATACATGAAGCCCCACGTCAATGCCGACCTCCGTGTTCAGCACCGGCAGCGGTTCAACCTCCTCTTTACAGAGAACGGATGCCCAATACTTTCCGGTGGCACTGCGGGACACCGTGACATTTACCGGAACCCCGGTAACGGCACGTTTATCCTTACCGCGCTTTACCTTCCCAATAGAGGGAATCTGGACAAACTTCTCGGTCACAATGACCGAGCCATCTGTGGTAAAGCTCTGCTTGGGATTCTTCCGTCCCTTAAACCTCGGATACCCCACCTTGCCCTTGCCTTTTTTGCAGCGACGGAAGAACCCATCGTAGGCATCACAGAGGTGCTGTACCGTAAAATCCAAGGCGTGGCGGTTGCAGCTACCCAGCCAAGGCAGATATGCCTTCATCTCCGTCAGGAGTTTCTTCATACCGTAGTATGAGAGGCTTTCGCCTCGGCGCTGGTAGGCCTTGGACTTCCGCTCAAGGAAATGGTTCCACACGAACCGGCAGCACCGGAAGGTGTTCTCTATCGCCGCTGCCTGAGCTTCCGTGGGTTTGATGCACAACTTGTAAGCCCTATAGATTTCCACCGCTCACACGCCTTTCTGTAGAATTATTCATTCTCCTTGTATGGCCCCCATACTAAAGGTGGAATAGTCCTCCCAACTCTATTAACCTACAGTCTCATCAGCCTTGGCTGAAACAGGTTTTTTTAAGAATGGATTCGGTCCGGGGAATTCGCCCTTGTACTCTGTGGCGTCAAAAGCCAGAATTGCAAGGACGATGAGCTGGAAGAAAATCATCCAAATAAAAAGTTTAGGGGTGTGGTAGCTGGTGTGACCTTGATATTCGACGCCAAGCATAGGTATGAACTTCACCCATATGATAATCCACATGATGAGGTCTACACCCGGTATGAGCATCAGCCATATGTAGCGAAGGTTCCCAAAAACGGAATAGAATAGGCAGATGATGTTATACACGGGGATAAGCCCTGCCCAGATGGGATACTTGGCCTTTTTAAGAATAAAGGCAAGAAGTATGCAGGTGGCAATGGTTCGGCCTACAATCCAAAGCAGGCGAAGAGTTTCATAGTGATTCATAATTTTGTCCTTTCATTGTGGAGGCTTCGTTGATTGCCTCAGTGAGTTTAGAATGTTAAAAGATGCTCGTGAGCCAACCGAGAACAGTATAGAAGATGCTCGGTACGAGGAAATAGAGTCCGGCCAGAACAGCCAGAATGGTCAATACAACAGACAGTCCCTTTTTCACTACTTTCCGCGCCGCATACAGTGCGGCAATGAGAATCAGCAGACTCGCGATTTGTGCGGGGGTAAGGGTCAATACCCAAACTTTGATACGTTCAAAAATATTGACAAGTTTTTCAAGCATAAAATACCTCCGTTAGCAGGTTCCCGCCACAGCCACATTCCCTAAAGACCGTGGCGGGACTTGCTTTTCTACATTTTCTATATTACCATATTCGAACATAATGTCAAGCGAAAAGCACCATGTAGACTTGACATTATTTTATATTTGTGTTATAGTCGAATTACGATAGAAACATAAAAGACTCGAAAGGAAAGCGTTATGGTAAAGAATAATAACAAGAAAAACAACGGCACGAATGCCTTGCGAGGGCTCCTCGCTTTCCTTGTTGCCCTTGCTGTGTTTCTCGGAGTAGAGCTCATTCCGCAGCTCACAGAGAACCTTGGCCCCGACAACCATCCGTCGTATACAGAAGCGTCTGATATCTACGAGGGGAGTTATAAGAGCCGGCTTTCGTTAGACGACATTGCTCCATTTGACGGGGAACCATATATCGTTGTAAACGGTAATGTTCCTTTTTTTACAGAAGCTGATATAACCACAGAGCCTTTCGAATTGTTTTCCGAGTTGGACGACCTTGGCCGCTGCGGGACTGCCTACGCAAATGTGTGCCAAGAGCTGATGCCTACGGAAGAACGAGGGTCTATCGGTTCCGTGAAGCCGTCAGGCTGGCACCTGAACAAATACGACTGCGTGGATGGCAAGTACCTCTACAATCGTTGTCATCTGCTGGGCTATCAGCTTACAGGCGAGAACGCCAATGTCAAGAACCTCATCACCGGAACTCGCTACCTCAATGTTACTGGTATGCTGCCGTTTGAGAACGAGATTGCTGATTATGTTCACGAAACAAACAACCACGTTCTGTATCGTGTGACTCCCGTTTTTGAAGGCGACAACCTTGTAGCGAACGGTGTCTTGATGGAAGCCCTTTCTGTGGAAGATGATACCATTGAGTTCTGTGTGTTTTGCTATAATGTGCAGCCCGGTGTCAAGATTGATTACGGCACCGGCCTCAACTGGGCGGACGCGGAATACTCCGCTGAAAACTAAATTAGAAAGAATAAAGGAGAACGAACTATGTTTGACCTGCTCTTTGGGAACAAGGCCGTTCTCGTCCCCGCAATTATCGTGATTGCGGTCCTCATCATCTGTATTTTGGGGTATATCAAGGCGCCGCCCGATATGGCGTATATCATCTCCGGTCTTCGCAAGAAGCCCAAAATCCTCATTGGTCGTGCCGGCGTTCGCGTTCCGTTTCTGGAGCGCGTCGATAAGCTAATTGTCCGTCAGATTTCCGTGGATATCAAATCCGATGGCTACATTCCCACGCTGGACTTTATCGGTGTCGATGTGGATGCCGTTGCCAAGGTCCGTGTTCGGACGGATGATGAAGGCATTAAGCTGGCTATGCGGAATTTCCTGAACATCACTGATGCCCGTGGCTTTGAGCAAGCGATTTCGGACTCTCTTCAGGGAAACATGAGAGAGATTATCGGTACTATAACGCTCAAGGAAATCTGCAATGACCGTAAGAAATTTGGTGATGAAATCCAGTCAAAGGCGCAGGTTGACATGAATGCGTTGGGTATCGAGATTATCTCCTGTAACATCCAGCGTGTAACCGACGAGAAGGGTCTTATCAATGCTCTGGGTTAGGACAATATGAGTCAAATCCAGAAAAATGCTTCTATCGCCAAAGCCGAAGCGGAGCGCGATATTCAGATTGCTCAGGCGGAAGCGGCTCGTCAGGCGAACGAGGCTCAGGTTGCATCCGATACGCAGATTTCTATTCGGAAGACTGAGCTGGCTGTGAAGCAGGCCGAGCTGAAGGAGACCTCCGATATCAAGAAGGCTGCCGCTGATGCTGCCTATAGAATTGAGGAACAGAAGCAGCGCCGGAGCCTCGATATTGCATCTACCGATGCCGACATTGCGAAGCGCGAGAAGGAAGCAGAACTGGCCGAGCGTGAAATCACGCTGCAGGAGCGTCGGTTGGATGCTGATATTCGCAAGAAGGCAGATGCCGATAAGTACGCTGCCGAAAAGAAGGCCGAAGCAGAGCTGTACGCCCGCAAGCAGGAAGCCGAGGCCAAGCGCTTCGAGCAGGAGCAGATTGCCGAAGGTATCAAGGCCGTCGGTGCCGCAGAAGCCGAGGCTATCAAGGCCAAGGCTCTGGCCGAAGCGGAGGGTATCGACCGTAAGGCTGAGGCCATGAAGAAGTACGGTGAAGCCGCAGTGGTCGAGATGATTATGAACGCACTGCCCGAAATTGCCAAGAACGTGGCCGCGCCTCTCACTAATGTGGATTCCATCACCATGTACGGCGAGGGTAACAGTACGAAGCTGATTGAGGACATCGTTTCCTCTACCACTCAGGTCTCCAACGGTATGCTGAACGGTTTGGGTATCGACCTGCGGAGCCTGCTGGCCGGCTTTGTCGGAGGCAAGGTCGCAGTTCCCGCATCTGCTCCCAGTGTTGAGCCTACCGCCGTCACTGAGGGCGAAGCCGAGTAAAAACAATTACCCCACCGTAGGCACTCCCTGCGGCGGGGAATACGGAGAGGTGGCCGAGTGGTTGAAGGCACCGGTCTTGAAAACCGGCGATGCGAAAGCATCCGTGGGTTTGAATCCCACTCTCTCCGCCAAAAAAAAACAAGTACGGACGGTATAACCGGAATTAACGCCTGTGGAGATGCATGGTCGTCGCGGAAGCAGGAATACTCTGTTGGCTGGCAATCACGTGAGAGGTGACGACCAGCACCTTGGGGGAACTGAATACCTGTGCTGGGTATACACCACCCAGAAATAGCAGGGTACTATACCACAAGATGCCGCACGTTGAATTTGAGTGGCGGTATACACCACCCAGAAAAAAACAGGGTACTATACCATCTCATTGCACACTGGCATATACCCGTTATCGTAAAGGATATGTCACGGTTAGGGGTATACACCACCCCGAAATAACAGGGTTGTATACCTCAGTATGACGATTATATCCGAAGGAAGCTCATTATCCAAGGAAAGTGTGCAATGATTGCACACTTAAAGACGTACGGATGGTACAGCCGGAATTTACGCCTGTGGAGACGAACTCCGTCGTAGAAGCAGGAACTTCCCATGGCTGAACACCGCGTGAGAGGCGGTACAGCACCGAGGTGAGAGCACCTTGGGGAACAGCTTGAGTATCAAAATCGGTGGAAGGGCGATGATTGTTTGTATGGCTGATTACTTCAAAGTCGTATATTCGCGGGAGCTCTCCTCAGAATATGAACCGCGTTACATTGTCATACAGCCCAAGACTGGTGCGGTATTGGATGATGCCCAAGGTTTCGGCTACACGAGCCGCGAGAAGGCGGCAAAGGCATACACCTACAAGAAGATGCCGCATCCCGAACAGCGGTCTCTGGCGGCCCGCAAACGCCGCGTAGAGAAGTGGTGTCTGGAGCACCTTGATGTGGTAGATGGTTATGCTGACATCTGCTTGCAACATATGAAGGCATCTGGTGATGGACGTATCAGTATGAGCTCTGCTGTTGTTTCCCGTTATTTGAAGGACTGCGGATACGATAACCTGCCGTTCTCGGCGCAGGACTTTATCCGCTACTGCAAAACTTAAAATCAAAAAAAGGGTAGTCAAAAAAAGAGGTGAAAGGACAATGAAGAACACCATTTTGGGGAAGGTGCGCTTCAATGACATCGAGGCGTACAAGGATGAGTGGGCAGCGAGAAGCCGTGAATGGTGCTTTGAAAAGGCCCGACAGGAAGAAACTCGCATTATCAGAGAGAATGACAGAGACGATGCAACGCTCTTTTTGGGGCTTACGGACCTGTCCAGTCTCTCACAAGATAGTGACACCAATGCGAGATGGTGGCGGAAACACATTGAGGACTATCTCAAGAACCTTTCTGAGTTCATCGCCTACTGTAAGACCTATGAGCAGCCTGCCAACGTGTATAGCATTTATGAGGGCATTGGCATGGTTGTAGGTCTCGGCGCACGTCGTTTCTTTCTCTATCAGCCAGACTCCTTGGTAGCGGAGTATGTTCCAGTCAAGGACTATTCCTCCATGTCTGTTGGGGAGATGCGGGCCCTTGCGTCAAGCAGTACGTCCTCCACGTTGCCGGCGTCCGTGCCTGAGTCTCTTTCTGTTTCTCAGGTGCGCGAGGGGCTATCCGACCGCAAAGCGGAGCTGAATGCTCTCAAGGCCGACATCGAAGAGACCAAGAACGGAACCAGTGATGAACTCCGTGCCCTCAAGGAAGAGGTCGAGCGTGCTATGGCTGCCTTGGAGCAGAAAAAGGAAAAACTGATGGCAGAGCTGTCCGCCAAACGCGAGGCACTGGAGGAACAGGTAGAAATGATGAATAATCAGATTTATCTGCTGGAGTCCCAGATTTATGCTATCCGCTGCTACATGGGTGAGACAATCAATTTTACCCGTATCCGCACTGGCCGGAACGCACCGGAAAAGGAGCCGGTCGTCCTGTTCCAGAAGCTCCGTTTTCTCGATGAAGAGATGGGGCGTCTTGCTTCCATTTACAACATGAAAGAAAGCAAGCTGAAGTATTTCGAGGAGTTTCTCGCAGCGTCTCCTGTTGCGCTGGATACCTTTGCTCCCAGTGAGAAGTGTGTGGCATTGGTTCGTCTCAGCAAGACCGGCAAGCATTTCTTTGGGCATGAGATGTGGAGCAATATGCTGGACAGCTATAATATCTACCACGGGAACACCATTGGTATCATTATCCGAAACGGAGAAAATGTCTATATCGGTTGGACTGACCCGGAGGAAGTCCATGTGACAGATGACTTCATTATGGAAGTAAATCCCAAGGATTTCCGCGTCAATACGGAGTATATCGGGCAGGAGGATGAATACCAGCGGAAGCAGCGTGTCAAAGAGGAACGTTCACAGGCGCGAAGTATGGTCGTGGAAATGGTTTCCAGAATTTTCCTGTTCAATATCCTGCAGGGTGTGGTGGATAGCTCCAACATCCTTTCTCTGCCGGATGGTGTCAAAATCTCCAAGTCCTCCGAATATGTCGTGTTTTCCATGGCTGACCGCTGGTTGACCGACAACCGCTACGGCAGCTTTGTGGACATTGTGGAGCGATGCAACAAGCCTGACGCAAAGAAGGGTGATAGTATCTTGACCGTTCTTTCTTTGACTCCGGAGAGAGAATACAGGTATAGGCCTTACTGGAATGACCGTGGCAGGGGAGACCGCAACCGTACCCACGACTGTTCCGTTGATGACTGCGCCATCTATCCCATCAATCTGGTGGAGTATGACGCACCGGAGCAGCGCACCTATTATCTCTTTAATGGCATTCGCTACTCCACATATGGCGATAGCAGTAATCTCACAGATGACGCTGAAATCATCGAAACTGTCATGGAGCCTAAGCCGCATTTCTTCGTATCTGTGGAGAAGGGCGAGTCCATAAACCGCCGTTGGTATGATGACGAGGGCAAGAAACGCGCCCGTTCCAATTTTGAGGTATTCCGCGACGAATACATCAACCTCACTTTTATGAACTCCGAGTGGCTGACTTACGCCATCAACACCAAGAACCTTGGTGGATGGATTATCGGAGGTAAGTGCGTGGATTACGCCTATGGTATCAAGTACCTGAACGTGGCCCTGCAATACATCCGCCAGCGCGAGGCATCCGAGAAAGAGCACATCGACCGCGCTTGCCCCGGCTTTACGGAGAAGCACCCTTCTTGGATGGTAGACCTGTCCGAGTGGAAGCTCGCCGAAGATGTCCATAGACTCCATTCCCGCAATGTATCGAAATTTGTGAGCTGGTATGCTCAGAAGGAGGCGTCCTAAATGGAAGCTACACCTACCATAACCTCACGGTTGCCTTATAGACATTGTGCCAAGTGCTTCAACCGGGTCGTACTTCACGCATTCTCCGAAAGCCATTGTCTCGAATGCGGCAAAGTCATCATCTGCGTTAATACCCCTGCAGACTCGCTCTGCCCTGAATGTGCCATCAAACTGAACCGCTGCATCCATTGCGGCGTTGAACTGGATAAGGAGGATTAAATCGTGCGTAACATTGTCATCATTAAGCACCCCAAGTGCCCGCAGACCTTCCTGTTCTCCGTCCCTGACGGTTGTGCGCTCCATACCGGCGATTTCGTGACGGTGGACACAAAGAAGGGCAAGACCGTTGGCATCTGTGCCTCGGACAGCTTCTCAGTTCCTGAGAGTGCTTTGAAGCACATCGTTGCTGCTTTTGGAGGTTCTGAGCCTCTGCGTACAGTTGTCGGTATGTTGGATGAGCGTCCGCTGGTCAGCGCTGTTAAGGAGGCATCTTAATGGCCGCCGGCAAACAGCGTGCAGGCGCAGACCGGCGCTACATCGTCTTTTGCACTGCCTGCGGGCAGGTTGCCCCGCTGACCGACAAGGTTGATGTCGATGGGCACGTCATGTATGACTGGCACCGCCCTTGTCCCCGCTGCGGCAAAGAGGAGTGGGCGACGCGGTTCATCGACACTCTCGGCTCCACAGGAAAGAAATAATCAAAAGCGGCTCTGCATCTGGCGGAGCCGCTTTTCCACTTTGTTCACAAAGTTTTCCACAACATATTGTGTATCTGCCGGTTCTCAACACAATATGCTATATATTTCCATTTCCCGCAAACGTCTGCAGTTTGCAAACGCCAAGAGTAAAATGCAAACTATAGTTTGCAAATCTCTTAGTTCAATCCAGTTGAGACTTTGCATCCTTTAGTAGTAAGTTGGTCGCAAGTTAGTTGCAACTTGAAAGTAACATAACAAAAAAAGCACCTCTCTTTCGAGAGGTGCTTTCAGTTTAGAATTTCAGTTGGTCTTCAGTTATTTTTGCGATTTGCGGCAGCTTGCGAGCTTCTTCGGTACGAAGCTGGAACATATCCAGCTCATAATTGCCGAGCCGCACGCGGTCAAGACCATCGGCATCCTTGAAGATGTCAAAGAGGCTTTTGACGCGCAGCGCATCCTGCCTATCCCTCCAGTGTTCCGAGATGAAGTCGTAGCCTTCCTTATCGGGGCGGCAGTGATACTCCATCAGAAACAGTGTGATGGGGTCCGTATCAGGATATGCTTCCTGCAGCATCCTTGCGCTCTCGCCACCGTGGGTATTATCCTCGGAATCGCTACGTCTGCCTGTGTCGTGATACAGTGCAGCCTCAATCAGAATTTCCTTGTCTTCCAAGTCCAGACCCTTCATATATGCCAGCAGCATACACATGAATAGGACACGGCCAGCGTGAGCCTTTCCATGCAGTTTGCCTGCCATCTGGAATGGAACGGCGTCATAGTCAGCAGTCTTCTGATAGAGCCAGAAGACGTCTATCGCACCGTCATCCGCTGCCTCGTTGAGCCAGTCGATACCATAGAAGGGGAAGTCTTCAACCTCCTTGATGTCATCAGGAGATACAATAACTTCAGCCTCCACACCTTCGAAATACTCAATGACAGAGGCTTTTTCGACTGTAGCCCGATATACCTTTGCATGGTCAGACGGAAAGCGCGTGGCGAAGAACACGGCTACGGCAGGGTCCAGCGTCCAAGAGAACGCTTCCTCCAGACTTGCGCTTTCATCGCCGGCGCCACGGTAAACCGTCAGCGTGTCAGGATACTTCCTGAGCCCCTTCTCCGTTGCCTGAACCTGTTCCGGCGTTTTCATGCTTTTGAGCTTCAGTATACCATCCCGTCCGAGTGCGGAGCATCCGTAATCGGAAAAGGGGTAGACATTGTAGAACAGTTTGTAAGCACCATCAAAGCCCTCATCAACGAGTTTCTTCAGATATTCTATCCGCATCCGGTCGTTGAGTGCCGTGATGATGAAGTTACAGTTGCCGGAGGCAATTTTCTTCTTCAGTTGCTCAACAGCCCCTCGGATTTCAGGCGTTTTATCTTCACCGTCGGTTGCCATTGTAAGACTGTTGCAGGGGAATATGACCTTATCCTTATCCCAGTAATAAAACGGGGTAAAGCCGCAGCCGTAGTAGAGGTTCTCAATGATGTCGTCGGTTAGATGAAACTTCTTCCGCAGTTCATCGGCTGTATAGGGGGCCATATATCCGTTCCGACTGGCAACTGCCTTTGATTTCTCTGATGTGACAGATGTAACAGGGAGGAGGTTGTTGAACGATTCAACATTGCGGGACTTCATCACCACATCAGTGATGTTCATACTTCTCAATCTCCTTCAATAATTTTTCTATCACATCGGCAGCATCCGCTTCAATGTCGTTGATGTTACAGGCACCGTCCACATCACGGTACTTGCACCGCTTATCGCCGCAGCCGAGGTTGTCTTCAGCGTCCGTGCCGTAGCAGCGGAGCTTCTTGATAACTCTCAGCGCATCGCTTTTCAGCTTTGCAGTCATTATGTTTTCTCCTTTCTACGGGTTCTTTTTGCATATCATTATATATTCTTATATGCAGAAACTCAACTCCTTTCTGCAGCAAACAGAATCAAAGGGTCTCATCGGCAATGACTTCCTTGGAAACCGTGTTATTCCACATCCGCACACTCTTCCTGATACTGCTGGCATAGATTTTTGTGCCGGCATAGGTCTTCAGGTTTGCGTGGAACGGAAACCCCTTTTTGCAACTCTGACATACAGCCTTACAATCGGGCTTGCCACAGTGGGAATACAGCTTGATTTTGCCACCACACGCGGGGCAGGGAGCAATGTAACCTAAATCCATAGTATTATCTCCTTTCAAAGAGAGCCACCCCGAAGGGTGGCTCTTTAATTGTTGTTAGACCTTCAGCCGCTTCTTGACGATTTTGACCATTGCTTTGGGAAAGGTGGAAAGGTCAGTAATGTCAAGGAACTTGTCGCCGTAAATCTTCTTGAGGTACTCTTTGTCGTCGCCGATAGCTGCTGCGACAATCTCAACACCGCGCCGGCGATTGCGGGCTACGATGTCTTTGATGTCCTTCGCCGCAGAATCTCCACCATAGGAATCGTCATTCGGCTTGCCGTCCGAAATGATAATGAGGAGCTTCGTGCGCTCAGGTCTCGCATTCAGCAGGTTCGCAACGACCTCCAGTGCTGCACCGTCACGGTTACAGCCGCCAGTGGAGAGCTTGGCAAGACGGTACTTGTCACGCTTACCGGCCTTCAGGAAGTCTGTGTAGACGAACAGGTTGACCCTACCATGCATGGTCACATTGTGTCCGTACACAGCGACGGGTACATGAACGCGCTCCGCAAAATCATGCAGAAGCATCGTTGCCTTCATTGCGGCACCCATGCGCTGCCCATACATCGAGCCAGACTGGTCAACCAGCACGGAAACTGCCATATCGGGCAGGTCCTGCGGCAGCTTGGTGTCGCTGAAGAACCGGCAATCCGGACGCCACATTTCACTTGCAACGATATCTCTACCGTACATCCGATTTCTGCGGACATCGCCATCCTGCAGGTCTTTCAGCTCCTGCTGCATCAGCTTCGCCAAACGCTTGGAATACTGCTTCACATCCTCCATCATTTCTCCGTAGAGCTTGATGTTGGCAGGTGTCACTTCAACCTCGCGTTTGACGTCGATGCTATGGCCCTTGTGCGTAGAGCTGCGGTCCATGATGTCAACATCAGCGATGATTTGAGACTTCAAATCCTGCTCCATCTGTGCTTCTGCCATGTTTCCGGCAACGGAGGAAATAATGGTCTGCAGGACATTCGCCAACATACTGTCGGCTTGCTCCTGCTTTCCGTTTTTATCCTGTCCATCGCCGCTCTTGCCGGCCACAGCAGCGGGGACGTTGCCCTTATTGGCATCATTCCCGCCGGAACCACTACCGCTGTCGTTTTTCTTACCCTTCTTCTTGTCGGCAGACTGGGCATCCTTGGTAGCTTGCTTGGCTACGTTGGATGCCTTCTGGTTCTGAGGCATCTGAGAACCACCGCCATTCTGTGCGCCCTGAGCAATTTGCTGGAGCACCTGCTGAATGGCATTGGCACTGGGCTGGGAGATACCTCCGCCGCCCTGCTGCTGGTTCTGACTGCCTTGACCACCGCTGGAAGCGGGCTGTCCTTGCTGCCCGCCCTGACCGTTCTGGTCGGAGCCGGACTGCTGACCCTGCCCCTGCTGGCCTTGGCCTGCCTGAGAGCTCTGCTGCTTGTCACACTTCTCAATCGCGTCCTTAATGTAAGGCCACATAAAAAGAAGCATCACATTGATTTGGGAATACAGCTCCTTCGGGTTGTCCGTAGTGGTGGCAAGTTCAATGGCTTGTGAGAGGCTCATCAGCTTCTTGGCATACTCATTGGTGTAGAGCGTTTGCTCATCCGCAACGAGAATTTCACCAAACCGTGCAAACTGAAGTACAAGGCTTGTCATAATGGACAAAGACTCGTTCTTGTTGTTCACATAGCCCTCAAGCGTTTGGAGTTGACCCTGAAGGGAAGATGCTGCCATCTCAATACCACGAGCGACAATGCCGCCGTAGTAGTCGCTCATACGTTCCTCGTCGTGTGCGTCGATGATGCAGTTGACGAGTTCGTCTCGCAGCGACTTGAACACCTTGCGGTATTCAGGATGCTTCAGCGCCTCCTTCATCTCATCCAGCTCTGTCTCATCATCCGGTTCAGGCATCCGTCCATAGAGTGTGCCGTTCTCTTCCAGCTCCTTGTCTGCCAGCGCATCGGCGCGGAAGTCGTGGAATCGGATGTGGGCCAACTCGTGATAGACAATACCCATGACCGTTGCGAATCGGGAGGAGGGGAGCTTATACCATGTGATGACACTGTTTGCCGTATTCTGACAAAGGCTATTCCCGTCAGTACAGGCGGTGATGTCGGATTTTGGGTTATGCATCAGAGAAACGGAGATGTGCTTGTCAAGGTCTTTCGTCATCGAATCGACCGTTGCCTGCACATGACTCCGAAACGCTTCACTGGTGTAGATGTCAGCATCTGTGAGTTTTTCGCTCATTTCCTTGGCGCCTACGCGGATTTGCCTCCAGATAGATTTCTGGTCCATGCGTCAACTCTCCTTTCTTACTTTTTCCGGTTCTTGAAAATTTCAACGGTAAATTCAAGGCAGAAGTCTGCCACCTGCAGGCGGTCGGTGGAATCTCCGGTAAAAACAGGTCCGATTCCATTTGCTGCCGCCATCCGGTTAATGATATTGCAGCTATTGCAAGCAACGTCATGGTAGCATTTACGGAGCCTGTCGATGGTCTGCAATGCGTCGCGGAGGTCTTCGCCCTCAAGACGGTTGTGAGCAATGATGATGCGTGTCTCACCCATATCAACTGTGTTCACATAGTCGAGGAAGGCAGCGCATCGCTCTTCAAGGCTCTCAAGCAGCTTATCTGCATTGGGAATACCTTTCTTGACGCATTCACCGACCTTGGCGCAGAGCGCGTTGTAATTTTCACGATTGAAAAAGTTGATGTTGTTATAGTTCTGAGTCATGGTGCTTTTTTCTCCTTTCTTTCTTATCCGAAAAGAAAGAAAAGAGGCACCATGCCTCTTTTCTCCTTTCGGACCCTTATGCCACCTTGCTGATAACTTGTGCTGCGTTGGAACGAATTTCGTTCTGTTCAACGGGGTCGTTCGTGCACTTCGAGATGAGGCACGTGTCAATATACTTTTCAAGATTTGCCAGATAGCGGTCATCACACTGCACGCAGCACACGAGGGATTCGAGCTCGCAGATGGTGCAAGAACCCTCAGTGATTTCCTTGTCTGCACAGTAACTGCGAATCTGCTCGTACACATCGTAGAGCGCGTACAGGGTTCTGTCATCGCGGCTCCAGCCGGTGTTGTACTTGATGCGCTCCAGCATGGCTTTCTTCTCGATTTCCGTACTGTCGAAAATCATGCGGCAGCGGCGGAGAACCGACTGGTCAATGGGGCGGCAGGAAGCATATCCGACGTTATCTGTGAACACAACAACGGCGTCCTTCTGCCGATAGGTAAACCCACCGTCTACCAGAGGAATCATAGCTCCCGGCAAATCGTACTGGTTCAGCGCGACCATAACACCGGAATCCTTGATTCGGCTGACCTCCTGAATCTCGCAGATGTATCCGCGAGAAACGGCCTTCACAAAAGCGGATTCAACCACCTTTACGGGGGAAGTGCAGCCGGCACGTGCAACCAACAGCTCGGAATACTTTGCAAAGCACTCCTCGGAGGTAATTCCCGTGCCATCTTCTCCTGTCATGTTGTTCCACGCGGATTCGGGGTCGAAGGAAATCTCCTCAAAGGAGGGGAGTTCTCCTCGTGCCGCATCCACAGGATTGCAGGGAACGAACTCGGAAATCAAGTCCTTTGCCAACATATCAGTATGACAGGTCAGCTCCAAACGGGGGGTGTGCAGGATGCACGCCAATACCTTCGTACCGGTAGACTTGCCGTAACCGGTGATACCGCGCCACAGGAAGTTGCGGAACGGAACGCGCATATTAGACGTTGCGACGATTTTATCTGCGATTTCGATTACCTCCGGCTGGACCTTGAAGTCGTCGTCAAAGGTGGGAATCAGCAGTTCTTCGTCTTGCGTCCACGTATGTGTTTTTGTCCATGCAGCATATCTGAGTTTGGCATCCTTCACGGTCATGCTCTTTTCAGACGAGCCGGTGCTTGAGGCCATGGTTCCACCGATAATGGTCGGGAAGCCAACGATGACGGTGCCATTAAAGGCTCCACTGTTTACCTTCTGCCGGGTCAGGGTATCCATATTGCCGTTCTGGATGTTGAGAGGGATTTTCCCTGCTTCACAACCGTAGTAGAGCATATCACTGAATGTGTAGAGAAAGTCTCTCGCATCAGGAATCTCATCCATATGGTTGCCCCAGTCGGCGGGGTACTTGGCACTCAGGTCAAGGATGTCCGTCTGTACCTGCTTGAGCTCCACATTGTTTGCGACAACAGCCAGTTCAGGTGCGCCGTAATACGTTGCGAGGGTGAACGGGGTCATCGCAAGGAGAGCACCGCTCAGGTCGAGAGTGTCCGACTCCGAGCCAATAGACGGGGTTCCCGCCCACTGTCCGGAAGGAGCCGCTGACGCTGCCGCCAGCTTACCTACTGCCGGCGCATTCGTTTGAATGACCGTCTTGTAGGTGAAAAGATACGTCCTCGATTCCGTGGCGTCTCGATATTCCGCGCTCCACAGGTTATCAGAAACCTGCAAAAGAGCGTAGTCATCGACAAAATTGGGAATTCCCAGATACGCCAAAAGAGCTCTGGTCGCATAGTTGTGGAGGGTAGAATACCCCTTTGCAGAGGGGCGCTTGGGAGCACTCCATTTGGACACCGTACTTGTGTTTCTATTGGGAAGCGAGTTCAGCCCGTACGGAAGGGTACTGATATCGAATCCTTTCTTCCCTCGGAAGAGTACACAGTTTGCCATGATGTTTTCTCCTTTCTCCCAGCCTATGATAAGGACTTACGGGAATCTAAAATAAAATGTATATATAGAAAAAGGCAATCACTGCCCGAAAAGGGAAGTGATTGCCTGAATTTATGATGTGACTTGAAAAACGGAGATAAAACTCCTTATAAAAATATCTTCGTAATTATACTATTATACTACCACGTTTCGCTATTTTGTCAACAGCGGCAACGTAAAAAAAGAAGCTCCCGAAGGAGCTTCTTTTGAAATTTAGTTTTTTTATCTTGCTTTTAGCATACCCTTTTAACCATGCGCTCCTGATATTCCTTCAGAACCCTTTGGCCGTACCCATCAGCGTCGTTGCGATAATCCAAGGAAAACGCTGCGAAGGCGTCTCGCAGTACGGCGGCGCTTCTGGAAATGGTCTGGAGCAGTTCATCTTCCTGATGGCTCATTGCGGAGAGTGTGTTGTTGAAATCCTCATGGTACTGAGCCGTCCAAGCGGTCGTAAATGTACCATCATCATCCCAAATCCACAAAGGGTCATTATGCTGCCCTTTTGCCTTGTAGAGTATATCCGTGCAATGTGACACATGGACGATATACTCGCACAGCGCAAAGTACAACTCGTGGTACGCTTTGATGGATTTCTGCTTGCTCTCACAGTCGCTGCGGAACAGAATACCGGAAATCAGGAGATGGGCGTAGTTCTGTTCGACGAAGCCGTATAACTCAGCCAGTTCCCGCTTCCGCAGAACCAGTTCCGCCGCGTCTTGCGGCAGGTCAGACAACTTCGGACGAACCTGTACGGACGCACCCATCCCGACGATTGCGGCAATGGCTTCAGCCGCTTTCTCATAGCGGTTGATATACAGAATGGTCTCTCTTATCTTCGGTATAACAAAATGGCGAATGTCGGCAGTATCCAGCATTTTCGTTTATCCCTCCTTTCGTGGCTTAAATGGCGCAAGTAAATGTGTCATTGCAGCCAGACTTTTCCGTCTCTTTTTCCCATGCCTCAGTAATCTTGTTGCTGGGAGCGCCGGATGCCTTCTTCCATACAATAGCATCACCGCTGACTTCCAGCGCATCATCGCAAAAGACAAGCGAATTAAAGGTATGCTCGTCTTCATAGAGTGCCAGATGCATCGGGTTCAGCATGACTGCGCCTTCCGTCAGCAGCATACGGGCCCAGAGCTGGTATTCAAGCGACCAGCGGGACGTTTCTGTCGGCAGGTCGCCATACAGCTCGTCCAGCTTTCGCAGGATGGAGGCGCAAATCACGCAGCCTGCGGGAGTTCCGTGATGCGTACCGAGATACGGCAGCTTGGCGAAGAAAAGGGGACTCTCAGCATACTCGTCTTCCGCATAGGCGTAAAACGTTAGCTCCATGTCCGCTGCTGCGAAGAACCGGTCGGGAAGGATATCCTTCACTTTACAGTTGCTCCAGACAACATCATCCGAAAGGAATCTGAAGCCAAGAGGCTCCGTCCTATCAGGTGTGAGGTACTTCCGTGCCATATGTCGGACGAGGGCAACGAAACCCAGCTCATGCCGCAGCGTCGGCACATCGTCAAAGATTCTGTGAATGTTTGCCCACAGTTTCTCTTCACTTCGTTCCACGCACTCGAAAAAGAGCTTGCAGGACGACCCGTGTGTGAACACGACACTCAGAGTCACGAGCCAAGGTGCGAAATCATCAGGCTTCAGAACATACTCTTTCTGCCCAGTACAGGCGACCGGCACAAACCAACCACCCGCACGAGCTTTGCTATACGAAGCGTCCTCCGCAGCATAGGCGGTTGTTCTGAAGGCATCGTCGGTGTCCTTATCAGGAATATCAATGGCATCGCCCTTGCAGATATACTTGAAGGGGACATACATTTCCACCTCTCTAATGCCGTCGCCATCTGCATCATCCGTATCACGGCAGTAACGCACGATATGGACCAATACGTTCTCGTCGGAATGCAGCTTTCGCTTGTTCGAAATCAGATTATCCATGTTTTCTCCTTTCTACGTCAGCCAGTTACGATGCAGGTAAAAGCCTCATCGCCGGACTCACTCATGTCATTCTCCCACGCCTCGGCGATTACGCTGATAGGTGTTTTGACAGCCTTTGCCCACGCAATACCGTCACCGCTGTCTTTCAGCATTTTATTACCGAAAGCCAGCGTTTTGAATTCGTAGGCGCAGTCGGGGAGGTCGAGGTGCTTCGGATTCAGCATGACCGCACCTTCTGCCAGCAGCATACGAGCCCAAAGCTGATACTCCAGAGCCCATTTTGTTGTGTCTTCAGGCAGGTCGCCGTACATCTCATCCAGCTTCTGCAGCAGTTCTGCGATTGCAGCACGTCCCTCAGGCTTGTTGTACCGTTCGCCCAAATCGGGCAGTTTGGCAAAGAACAGAGGGGACGCTGAATACTCGCCGTCGGAATAGGCGAAGAACGTCAGCTCCATGGCAGGGGAATTGAAGAACTTCTCAGAGAGAATGTCCTTCACACCGCACTGGGTGAAGTTTACGCTGTCCGAAATGAGGCGGAAGCCGAACTGCTCCGTCCACTCGCGGGTAAGGTCTCTCTTTGCCATGGCCGCAACTGTGCCAGAATGTCGTCCGCAGGTGTTTTCCGGCGCAACACGCGGCTCAAATCTCGCCCGCATATTGTTGACGATAGCTTCAGTATCGTTGAGGACACTCTCAAAAAGCAGCCGGCAGCCGCGCCAATCTCCTTCGTCGGTGACGGAAAGGCTGATGATATAGGGCGCAAAATCTGCAGGATGGAGAATCAACACCGTCTTGCCGGCATCCTCAGTGACCTTAACAGACCAGCCGCACTCATTCCCGTATCGCTCGTCCTTCTCGAAAGAAGCATTTGTGAGAACGGAAAAGTGCAGTTCGTGACCGTCGCTGAAGACGCTCACAGAATCGCTCTTGCGGATGTCCATGACCTTCTCCAACACGGTCAACGGGGCGTTGAAGCCGAAGTCGCCAACGGCTCTGCGAAGAGCTATGAGCAATTCCGCCTGATGGTGATAGTCCTTGGCAGCCTGTTCCGTCTGATACAGCCGGTAATCTGTACTCCAGTACATGGAGTTCTGCTGGAAGTAGGGATTTCTGTTCGCATCTTCGGAAGGAGCCTTGTAGTATCGACAGTCTCTATTGTCTGTCAGCCACTTGGTTCCAACCTTGACCGTGACTTCATCCACCACCTTTCCGTGCCGCCGTTCGGCATTACTACCGATAATAGGCACGCGGTAGAGTCTCATCTCAACAGCCATTGTTCTTACTCCTTTCTTCGTCTGTCAGCCCGCCATCCACAGCCATGTCCGTCAGCGTATTGATGACGCTTGTAAGGCGCTGTGCGAACGGGGTGTTGGGATTCGATAACTCACTGCGGCGTTCCATCAGAATCGCCATAGCGAACTGGGCGTCATTGACGCTCTTCAGCTCTTCGATTGTCCAGCGATGCTTACTCATGCTCTTGCACCCCCTTCCATAACAGGCCGGTCGGCATAAACCGACTGCAACGCGAATTCCATAGCGGAGATGACCTGTGCGATTGAGGGCGTAGGCTTACTCAAATCGCGGGCATATCCGCACCTGTCGTTCAGGTGGGTAGTCAGGGTGTCCCTGACCTTTCCCTGTACTCCCGTTATTTCCAGCAGTCGCCTCAGAGCGTCGTTGACGTCTTTTGCGGGCAACTTCTTGCGGGGGTGGAACAACAACTCGTTCCGATACTGAGACAATGTGCTGTCAACAAAGTGCAGCGAAGATGTATCCATTTTTTCTCCTTTCCCTAATTCTGCTTGTAAGGCCCAAGTGTGATAGACAGGTTGTAGATATAATTACCACAACGCACACATTCGTCGTCCTTTCTCCACAAGCCGCTTGCTTTCATACCGCGCACGCTGCCTGTATAATGGATAGACGGGTGTGTATCGCACTCGTACTTGGTAAGCTCCTTTTGTTTCATGCGTTTTCTCCTTTCGTTTTTACTTGTTTCTGAATATATAAAAAGACAGTCGTTCCCAAATGAGAACAACTGTCTTGAATATGATGATGTGACTGAAAACGGAGATAAATCTCCTTATAAAAATATCTTCGTAATTATACTACTATACTACCACAATTCTTTATAATGTCAACGGAAACGGTACAAAAAAAGAAGCCCCCGAAAGAGCTTCTTTTTAAGTTAAGGTTATTCGTTCTTTGCAGTCTTATCGGCGATACCATCGAAGATGTTGCCAACAACACGGATTTCGGTGCCGAGCAGCTTACAAAACGGAACAAAATGTCCGTTGTCGTAAGCCTCGTCCATCAGCTCTGCTGCCGTTTTTGTTTTCAAAGACTCACTAACCAGCAGGCCAAAGGAACCATTTCGGAACACAACCGTGTTCTCGTTGAAGAGAGGAGTGGGGCGGAATCCTTCAAAGGTCTCCACGATGTCTCCTTCGAACACCTTAGCGCCGTCCTTGTCGATGATGCCGGTGTACTGCGTTACGGTATCCGCATAGACACCGCAAACGTCGCGGCTTTCAGCCGTGTCGGACAAGTACGTGTAGATGATGGCGAAGTCCTTCGGGCTATTATGGGGACGTGCGGCGCCCCCGTAAACCCAAATTCCCGGCAGGGGTGCTCCGGTTGCCATGCGAACTTTCTCGCCATGCCGCCGAATCTGGCCGCGAAACAAAATTTCTTTCATTTTTTCTCCTTTCATTTTTAATGTATCCCGTGGAGCTTTTTCCACTGGGCTTTATCCATCCAAGGACCGTCGAAGCTGTCGTCCACACACTCTGTTCTGAGACAGTTAGGACAGACGAGACAGTCCACAGCCCGCCGAATACGACCGGTCTTGAAACGCACCCCATGCTGGATGATTTCTTCCTCATCCACGAAGTAGCTCGGTTCAAGCTCGCAACCACAAGTGCCGCAGATGCCAAACGGGTTTGCATTGGACTCGTAGGTGCCGTTCTGCTTTTGGATATTCTCCTGAATCACTGCATGGTAATCCGTCGCCATCAGAACTGCACCTCCTCGAACTCAATGACCCATACCCACGGGTTTCCGGCCCACTTTGACAGGGCCTTGTGTTCGGGAATCGTGCTGTCCCACAGCTCGATAAACTTCTCCTGAAGGGACATGGTGTTCTCGCCGGAGGTACTGTCACAGGTGATGCCCTCCTTGGTGAAGTCCTCGTCCTTCATGTCATTCAAATGCTCCAACCGCACATCCGTCACACGCAGGAAAATGCGTGCCGCATCTTTGGGCATATGAATGGACGGTGTCCAGTGAATGAGGGAACTCACATCAGGGGAGTTTATCAAATCCTCATCCGAATAATCGGCCTTGTAGAGCCAGCGGTTGAAATCGCAGGCACAAGTCGTCTCACGGACATACAGGATATCGCCCTTATCAAACGGGGCGCGAAAGCTGCGAATGACGGTATTCTCATCAGCGAAAGCGGCCACGAGACGTCCGTCTCCGTCGCGATACAGTCCATCCGCTCTCTTTCCTGCGAAGTGGAATGCACCACGGCGAGTCACTGTCTTGCGACCCTCCCGGATGGCTCGAACCATCTCTCCGTTGAAAATAATGGGCTTAGGCTTTTTGTCCTTAAAGGCATCGGGGTCAAAATGGATGCCGGCTTTCTCGCGCAGTTCCTTGCAACGAGAGCCACGATAGATGTCTGTGTCGCACTCTTTGACAGGACAATGTGAGAGGCAGATTCGCCGCTCATAAGGTTCCTTTCTGGGCATATGTTTTCTCCTTTCTTTTCCGGGGGGTCACTCATATTCCTGACAACAAAGGTCGTAGACCTTATGCAGCGCAGCCAACGCCGCCTCAGGAATATCTTGAGTGTCCATGTCAAACCATTCGCCGAGCAATCCGGTAACATCTCCAAGGAACAGGAACTCGTCGAACACTTCCGACGGCGTACCGGAACCTTCTTTGCTTACTTTGCGCCGCTTATGTGGTGAAGTTCCGCGACAGGCATCCAGTGCATCCTGCAGGAGCGATACCGCACCCTTGGGAATTTCACCGGTATCCATTTTCAGCCAATTTACCAGAGTCTCGATAACATCATCGAGGAACACATAATTGCACTCGCAGATAATTCTCGCCATCTGCAAATGTCGAATTGCGTCCGCTGGGATGTCGGTAATGTCATACTCGGTGAGCTGCTTCTTCAGGCTTTTTACGACCTCATCGCGGGACAAAACCTTGTTTCTTCCCATGTTATTCTCCTTTCTTTTTTGCGGATTTCAACTGCTCTGCCTCAGTGTATCAGGCACGGCACCGTAGCTCTGCGCGGCTGGGCAGGCGGGAGGGAAGGGGATAGCCCCTCCTCTCGCTACCTGAGCCACCACGAGGGTGCTAATGCCGCCAGAGGGCGTTCTGTATTGCTGAACGCTTGGCGTGTAGAGAAACCCATCTACCGCTTGTCTCACGGTCATTGTGGGGTATTTTGGCGCCCGCCAACGATGCTCCTTAGAATAGTAGATTTCCCTGACCCGACACGTTGCAACTGTGACGGGAATGAGGGGATTGTCTACCGTATGTTCACACACGATGGCGATAGATGTCTTTCCAATTCTGGAAGCATCCTCCACCATGCGCTGGAGCGCGAGTCTCTGACCATAAGGCATTGCGGCATTACGATGCTTCACCTCAAAGAAAACATACCCCTTGTCGTGATACTCAATGAGTCCGTCGATGTCGGTAGGATAACAGTTACCCTTGTTTTCAATAGTCATGCCCGTGAAGCTGACGAGCTGTTTCATTCTTGCGGGAAATCTAATGTAGTCCTTCCTCACGGGAGCCTCCTTTCTGCCGGCATCCCCCTCAGCGGGGGATGCCTTTGCCGTTTTTGAGCATGGAAATGACTTTTGCGGCCAAGAAATCGTCGGCCACAAACTGGTTATAGCCGTTTTTCAGACCGTTGCTGGAGAAATCTTCTGTGTCCTTGGCATAGCGGCACATGGATTTGTCGGAAATAGGTCCATAGCAAGAGTGCTCGGTGGTTACATAGACGCAACTCTCTCCGCAAGTCACGAAGCCAGAGCAGCCGCGCTTCTGTCCGTTGACTGTAATGTTCTTCAGGTGCGTGGTAATGTCCATGCCCATCTGTTCTGCCAAAGAGGTAAGTCCGTTTTTCAGCTTTACAGAAAGCAACATTCTTACACCGCCTTTCTTTCCACCCAGACATCGCCCAACTTGGCGCACTCGCCGTGGTAAGGGCAGTCGTGATAGGTTTCGCAACCCTCATCAACGAAGGTCTGGCAGGTGCCACAGTCCAAATTGTGATGCAGAAGACGACGGATAACATCCCGCGCATTTTCTGTCTCTACCGCGAGGTAGGAAAAAGCTCTCGCCTTGACGCTTGCATCGTACTCATCCGTGTAGTAGAGGGAAGACGCACAGAGAACCTTTGCGCCGAACACACGGCGGCACTCCTCATCGGAGAGCATTTCACCGGCAAACGGGAAAAGACCGCGTCTGCCTCTGAGCTGGTTGCTGACGTGTGTGTGCGCGTTCTTTGCCAACTTAACGCCCTCGCGAGCCTCATTCAGTGTGTCGAAGGACAACGCACACACATCCACAAGAGAACCTTCGCCGATAGGGGAGTGGTTCACAAAAAGCATCGCGTATCTTCTGCTGGGAAGGGTTGCAGTTCTCGCTGCATCCTCGCCTTCGAGACACACGTAACGCGCCACTTTGTCGTCCCACACATACTTCTCACAGGAGGTGCAGGTGTTCTCTGCCTTATCACATCCGGATTTCGACGCAACGACCTTCAGCTCGGCTGCTTTTTTTTCTGCCTCACACTTATCCACGGCGGCAAAGCACACTTTTCGTCCCTTTTCCTCATCGAAACGATAGTGCTCACATAACGCACAGGAACCAGCAGGCTTTTCACAGATATATGCCATATTTTTCTCCTTTCTCCCAGCCTGTGTTAAGGTCTTATGGGAACAAAAATGTAGTGAATATATAAAAAGACAGTCGCTCTCAAAAGAGAACAACTGTCTTGAATGTGATGATGTGACTGAAAACGGAGACAAAGCTCCTTATAAAAATATCTTCGTAATTATACTACTATACTACCACATTTCCTTATAATGTCAACGGTTTCGACGCAAAAGAAAAGAGCCGCATAGCGGCTCTTTTTTTTAGGCTTGTTGTTCACGCTTCTACGTAAACTGGTTTGAGATACTGTGCGCTGAGAAATTTGCCTCGCAAGGAAGAAATCTTTGCCTCAGCGTCTTTCTCACTGATAAACCTCTGAGCATCATCCACGGAGGACGTGTACTGGAGGTTGTTCTTCACGGATTTCTTCACATACTTCCCTGCGTATGCCTTTTCCGTACACATAACGACATAGGGCCGAGGCGCCGTCATCTTGCGCGTTACGGTCTTGAACTCAAGTCCCATCACGCTGATAACCTCCCCCATCGCTGCCGTAGCTGATTCCACAGACGGGTAATGAATGGCATCTCTGACATCCTTTGTGAAATGCACAGTTATTCTTCCATTCACATTATCAAACGCACGCACATAGCCCGCGTTGCGCTTTTGCACGACAAGCGGACCCTTTACATCCCGCGCTCTGGCAGGTCGCAGGCGCTCGCCGCGCTGTGTTCCGCTGAACGACATGAAGATGTAGTGGTCCTTGTGTTCTTTTACCAGTTCCCGTGCCTCATCCAGCCAGACTTCCAGCTCATCCGTTGTTCTGACATACCTCCACAGCAGATGGTCGCCGGACGTATAGGGCATCAGCCCTACATTCAGGTCGTTGACGCCGGGATTGGCGGCGAGGATGTCCTCCAGCGTGGCGGCATCCTTTGCGGCGCGAGCAAACCATTTCCGTGCCTGAGAGCAAGTGACCCACTTGCTGTTCATCCTCCAGCACTCATCGCCGTTGTCGGGGAAGGTGGTATTCACCTTCGCCACAAATTCGTCCTCAGGAAGCTCCAGAAGATTGATTCCTCCCAGCAAGAACCAGTGGCGCTCGCGAACCTCTCGCGGCTTGAAATTCCTGTCGTAGATAAACTCGGAGCAGTTGTTGCTGCCACCCAATGCAAGGGGAATGATACCACGAGTTGTCTTGATGAAAGAGCGGGCATCAATGATAGTGTATCCCATTTTTACATCTCCTTTCTTCCGTTACATCTCGCCATCCTCGGCAGCGGTTATAATACCGAATCTGAGGTTGTTGTTGATGTCGTAGATACTTAATCCGCTATCAAAGTCCTTGCGGAGCTGCGTCGCAGCGGCCTCTACGGAGTCTTCGCCATACTCAAACGTCTCGGACTCGACGCAGGTTGTCACAAGCTCCTTCAGTTTTGCGCGGGAAGTCGTCGCAGAAACCAGACGCATAGAGTCTGTTGATTTCCAAGCGTCACAGGCAAACACGATGAAGATAGGATTACTCATTTTCGGCTTGCTCCTTTCTTCTTCCAACGGTGGCTGCGGGGTACGGTGTGGCCCGCTTGTTGTTGCTGTCCATGATTCGCATAACATGGACAAGCATCTCGGAATATGCCCTGTGCATGGTTTCATACCGCGCACGCCATGTATTATCATCATTGTCGTTCACACGAGCACTCAGCCCCATGCTGTAGTATAGCGCGGCGTCGATGTCTACCAGCTCCGCTTCAGTCAGGTGGCAGATATAGGCTCCCAGCTCATTGACAGAAACTGCCATCGGCTGCTCGCACAGTGCTGTGCTTGGGCGGCTCGTGCTCGTGATGAGTACATGGGAGGGCTGCTGCATCTTTGGAGATGATGTCGTAAATACGACCTCCACTACACTGCTGTAGCGGTTCAGGTCATCCGAAGATACAACGATTGCGGGACGATGCCCTCTGATAACAGAGCTATTGGAAGGATGTCCGTCTTTATCGCGGAACTGACTTCCTTCCGGGGCCCAAGGGGAAAAGATTTCGATTTCTTTCGCATTGACCCAAAATACATCGCCCCTGCGGATATTTCCATTTCTACCCATAGATTCTTGTCTCCTTTTCTTCAGAATTGGTTACACACGACGGAATGCCGAAAAAAGACAGAACCGCTTTGAGCGGCTCTGTCTCCATGCAGTCGATATGACACTGTTTATTTTCGTAGGGTGCCTCGACATATTCTTCGCCAACCTCAATGGGTTCGTGGCAAATGCAGCATTCGCCGGCGTAACGAATTTTCTTTTTTACTTTCACAATGAATTTACTCCTTTCTTTTCAACGTTGCCGAAACATCATCTGGGTACTTGCGCCCAAGGTAGCGACGGGCGACCTCATAGAGATAGGAGCACCGCCAGCCTTCGGCGTTGAGGGAGCACTCGCCGCAGTTGCGGCATTTGTTTGTGTAAGTGTCGATGATGGCGCGTGCATCCTCCTCGCTGGTGATAACGTAACTCATGCTGTAGTCCTTTCTGGCCGTTGGCCTATTGTTGCGATTGCTTGCCGACGCCGTCTTTCACAGAGTTTTCGCTGCTCTTCGATAGCTTCGCGAGCCTCCGCAATACACTGCTTCGCACGCCTATCCTGTTCAGAAGAGAAAGATGCGTAGCGCTCGGAGTAGACGGAATCCATACGCTCGGCTCTCTCAATTAACTCATACAGCGGTGTAGACATAGCTTCTCCTCCTCGTTTATTGAATGTTCATGCCTACGGCGCGAGGACCTTCTTTGGACCAAGTTTCCTTGAGCCAGTGATAGGTGATTGTGCTATCTTCAGGACTCTTGTCTGGATAGCAGGGAAGGTATGCTGCGGAGTACAAATCTCTGCATTGACTGAAATACACATGATTCCAGTCAGCCCACACATCGCCAAGAGAACGGATAGCTCGCTTGAACGACCGAAAGCTCTGCGGCGTGTGAACTACGATGGCATTTGCTCCGTTCCACTTTCCATTCCACATCATTGCACTTCACCTCCCTGATACGTCGGGCGGCTGCGTCTGTTACGGAACGGAGGCATCACCGGTGCGGTGTAGCTGGTCAGCTCACCCGTCATTTTGACAGGCACACACTGGAGCAATCCGCGCTGTTTTCGATACTGGTGAGCCAAGTTGTTGCGAGCCTGTTTCTCAGAAACCGCCATAGTCGTCCCGCCCCACTTATTTGTGGTAATGTCGTCATAGACACGAACGGGGCCGAGATAGCTGAAAACCATTTTTGCCTGTGCCATTATGTTTTCTCCTTTCTTATTGTGTTTGTAATGTAAAAAAATATATAAAAAGACAGCTATCCCTGTCTTGGGATAACTGTCTTGAATACTTGGTGTGACTGGAAGCGGAGATAAGTCTCCTTATAAAAATATCTTCGTAATTATACTATTATACTACCACAATTATTTATAATGTCAACAATGGCAGAGAAAAAAGAGGCGGCTTTCGCCTGCCTCTTTTTTTACCTTATTTCGGAGTATTGTGCCATCCAGCAGTCGCAAAGGGCTTCCGCTACGACCTCACTTCTATCGTTATCGTCAGAAATCATCAGGATTGAAGAAAGGGCTGACCGCATACCTTCATCAAGCGTGAATTCCATCTCGTTTCCACTTTTATTTGGGACATTTGTTCGAGCAAGCAGCGTCGAATATTTCGTATAATCAGGGGAGATGAAATAGTCCACAGCCGTGTCAAGGCCAATACTCAGCATCATAAGATTGCCGGTCGTTCCCATTGGTTCTTTCTTTCCGGACTTCTTCTCCGGTCTCATAAGAGTTCCATTCTTGTCAAAGAATATTGCCCTATCTGACTTTTCAAATGTGTCTACAGGAACGCTAAAGCATCTGATTGCCATGTTCTTAAAAGGAGCACTGGCGTCTTCGCCGAACAGTGAGGAAGCATTACAGCAGTCATTTTCCATCTTCTCGTTAAGCCTCTTTATATAAAGCCCCTGAAAATCAATGGGAGCACCTGCGCTGTCCGCGTATACGTAGTTTTCTGGCTTTTTGCCGTCTGCCGTTTCCCTTATCATGTACTGCTCGTACTGCTTGCACATTTCTTTAATCTTAACTTGTATCCGCAAGGAATCGGAAAACGGAACTGCTGAGATTTGGGAGAAAAGGGAGGAGTAGTTGTGAGGGAGGTGGATGGGCGCACACTCATCTCCGAATAAGACTTTTTCGCAGGACTTGTCAAGGAAAAAGTATGAGGTTTTGTAAAGACCTTCAACAGACGCATAAAACCCTTCAGGCAGCCGTCGAGTCTGCTTGCCGTCTGCTGGAGGCGAAATGCGTAACTCAAACGGTCCCACAGAGGTAAGCGCACCGTCCTCAGGCTCCTTGAGGCGCGACATTTTAGTTGCGTCCATGCCGATTTCTGCGCCAATTTGCTTCACATTCCATTCTCCATAGACACCCGGCATTTTGGTAATGGCAAACAGCTCTTCGTACACTCTCGCGGAAACAAGCCTGCGTACCAAAGTGAGCTCATCGCTGAATTCGGCATATATTCCGAGCATTTCCTTGTAATTCAATTTTTCCGACTTCTCGGCGGAAGAGAACCGCGTATTGAGTTTTGTCGCCCATTTATTGCAGTCGATATATGCGTTGACTGCACTATCCTTTTTTCTCATTTGTTTTCCTCCTTAAAGTGTTCAAGTCTTTCGGAAAACTTTTGTAGCGCTTTTCTAAACTCAATCTTGCAGGTGGTTGACATGAAATAATAGGCGGAAACAATATCTTCTGTCGTAGAGTTTTTCGCATAAAGTCGCATTGTGCTTGGCATCCCCATGAGCCAGTGTAAAGAGACGCCAAAGGCAGCCGCTATATGCGGCAGAATTCTTTCGTTGCTTGTGGAGCAGGAGGGCCTCACCAACATGATATTCGCCAACTCGTGAATGACATCCTTTTGTTTATCATCTAATTCAAAATTGCCTTTTCCGGACTGAATCAATTCATCCAAATCGAGAATATCCTGTCGCTTAAATGAACATCTATGGGAAAAAACGTACTGTACTCGCGCAGAAGGGCGCAGCAATAAGCTGCGTTTTTTATCATCCCAGAATTGATGTATCCACATCGTATCAATCATGCCGAGAGCTGACTCTCTTATGCATCCGTCTCTTATCGTTTCTGGAAAGCTATCTACAAGATTATAGACTTCTTGAACATCTGGCGGTAGGCTACTGAAAGCTGGAAAGTTTTTATCTCCGAATCGAATCATTTCTTCGTAAGATATGTCCAACTCGGCAAGAATCCGAAAAACGATTTGCCAGTTAAATCCCTGCCAGCCTATAAATCGCTGTGTTTCTCCGTTTGTAACGGAAGTTTTATCAAATAAAATGGCTGGCAGCTTTTCTTCTGGACAATTAAGCTGTTCGGCTAACCGCAGCTTTTTCATTTCTGCCCTGTATGGCGTGGTGTCTGTGATAATGTTGTTTACTCTTGCCATGTCGCCTGCATTCTCCGCAATTCTTAATTTGCGGAGGAGCAGGACTATAGAGGTATAGACAGTTGTTGAGACGTTTTCTCCGCACCTTATATCGTCTCCAGCTCGTGCCGGCTTTGTTGGATTTGTTCTTTTATAAATAGCACTCATTTTCTTGATGCCTCCTTTGCGGTATTGTCGGTCTCCTGACCTCCCGCGATTATGGAATCGACCATTTTGCAGGAACCTTTTCCTCTGTTCAAAAGTGTCTTTGCGTCCTCCTTTGCCTGTTCGTACTCAGCGGGGTATGCCATCATAAGGGTCATATATCGGTTCCATCCGGATTGTTCTGTGCCGAGGAAATCTCCGGCACCTCTAATGCGGAGGTCCGCCTCTGCAATTTCAAACCCGTTATTGGTCTGTACCATGGCGTTCAGTCTCTCCATCGCAGCCGGCGTGGGCGACGCGCCTGCTTCCAGCACACAATAGGACTGTACGCTGCTCCGCCCTACACGCCCTCTCAACTGGTGCAGACTGGAAAGCCCGAAACGGTCCGCGTTTACAATGACCATCATTGTCGCGGTAGGGACATTTACGCCAACCTCCACAACGGTTGTACTGACAAGCACATCTACTTGACCATCCTTGAAGCGCGAGAGAATGTCCTCCGTTTCTGTCTTTCCCATCTTGCCTGTTACTGTTTCGATGCGGACGCCATACGGCTCCAGAACAGAACGGTATTCTGCGCTGACCTCCTCGACAGACTGTACGCCTTCCAGTTTTTCGCTTCTATCAATAAGCGGACAGACAACATAGGTTTGATACCCCTTTTGTTTCTGCAGCAGAATGAAGCGAAAGATTTTTTCTTTACTTGTGGCAATACCGGTAATAACCGGAAGACGTCCGTCCGGCATCGTTTTAATGGTGTGGAGTTGCACGGTATCCCCATAAATTACCTGAGCCAAACTGCGGGGGATGGGGGTGGCAGACATAGTAATAGAATGAACACCGCCTGAAGCCTTTTCGATGAGCGCTGTACGCTGGTCAACGCCAAACTTGTGTTCCTCATCCGTTACGGTTAAGGCGAGATTTTTATACTCCACATCTTCTCCAATGATGGACTGTGTTCCAACAATGAGTTGTGCCTTGCCTTCCTTGATGACGGCCAAGGCTTTTTTCTTTTCGCTCGTCTTCAAATCGCTGCCAAGCCAAACAACACTTACGCCAAACGGTTCCGCCAGAGCAGAGAGGTCCTCGTAGTGCTGACGCGCCAACACCAGCGTTGGAGCCATCACCGCTGCCTGATACCCATTCTCAGCCATGGTCATCATAAGGCAAAAGGCAACGATGCTCTTTCCACAACCGACATCACCCTGCACAAGCGCGTTGATGCGATGCCCGTCTGCTGCAAATTGAGTCATGCTCTCAATCGCGTCCATCTGGTCTTTTGTGAGAGAATAGGGCAGGGACTTCTTAATCTTTTCAATCCAGCCGTTTGTTTTGACGGAGAATTGACTACCCTTAGAAATCTTTCGTGCGGCCCATTCGTTAGCCATAGCAAAATATACGAGGTCTTCCTGAAGGAGTCGGGTTTGACCGTCCTTAATATCCTGCTCGGTAACGGGGAAGTGCAGCTTCTTGAGTGAAGTCCAAAGGCTTGAAAGACCTTTTTTGTCGAGGTAATCATTGGGAAGCGTTTCAATAAGCCCGATAGTTCTGTCGGAAGCCGCCTGAATCTTTTCTCTCAGGTAGGCATCGCTCACGCCTCCGATTTGCGCGTACACAGGACGAATGCCCGGTGCCTGCCCATAGGCAGGCTCGAAAATCTCCGGTGCCGTCATGGTGTAGTTGTTGTATTTCTCGCTGTATCCGACCTTTCCAGCCACATAAACCTCCTGCCCTGTGCAAGTGGAAATCTTGCGGAAGAGGTAGTTTTGCCGGAACCATGTAATAACGAGTTTTTCTCCGCTCGGAAGCACCGTGCAGTGTGCGATAATCATAGGGACATGGGAGGAAGTCTGCACATAAGAACCCTTATAGCGCAGTTCTTGGCCGAAGGACTTCACTTCGTCTACGCGCACAAGACAAGCCTGCTCCGCACCATCTATGAGATGCGTTGCAAGCTGCCGGTAGTCCTTATAGCTTTTTGGGATATAACGCAGAAGGTCTTCTGCTGAGTGGATACCTTTTTTCTCGAAACGCTTTTCCTTTTGTGCGTTTACTCCAATGACGGATAGCTTCATATATATTCTCACCTCCGTTTGGTGGGAAAAATGTCAGGGTGTCGGGGTGCTTTTCGTGAACTACTCGGCAATAAATCACCGAGGCTTCTTGCTTACTTCTTATAAAGAGGGCTTACACACCCTTATTATAAACACGAACATAAAATTTTGTCAAGCGTATTAGAGAGAAAATTTACGGGATGTCAACCCTTGTTCTTTTGTATATTCGTTATTATTGCCAACTATTTTTCCGTAAAATACAGCTTGCTTTAGTTTGCGCGGCACGCTTTGCGGCGTATAAACTCGCGGTATAGCTTTTTTTACTGATAATTAGACTTGACATTTTTATATGTTCGTGTTAGTATAACAGCGTGGACAGGGCAAGAAAGGCTCGTTCGAAGGGCTCGTGCCTAAAATGACAATATTCTTGCGATTGTAAGAATAAGCGCCTAAATTGCCCGTCCCGTTTTCTTCTTTCTTTAATTACACTCATAAGCACAATAAAGTCAGCTCCCTGAGGGAAGTGTGCGGGAGCTGCTTCGACTTTCGCGTTGCTCTCCATGCGGGGAGGTTCTGGCGGTTCGAGTCCGCACGACGCGCCTTCTGTTTTCGCTGCTGTTATCTTTGCCTATGTCTTTTCCAACGAGCAGCGGACACGGAAACATCTCTCAATATGATAGCGTAGCATAACTGGTAATGCCGTACCTCTCTCACAGGTAACGATATGTTGGTTCAACTCCAGCCGCTATTGCCAGCCGGCGTTCTACCCACCCCGCCGACATCAACTCTCTTCGGCGCTGGCGGCCTCCGTGCAGACGGGATTACACGTGATAAGCGGAGGCTGCCAGCACCACCAAAATGCTGGTGTAGCTCAGTAGGCAGAGCGGCGCACTCGTAACGCGCAGGTCGTGGGTTCGACCCCCACCGTCAGCTCCATTCCATACTCATTCTCCTTCAAGTGAAGCCCCCGTGTAACAGGTCTTTTGAAAAGTGCTTTCAGCCTCGTTGTGCGGGGGCTTCACGACTATGCTGATGTAGCTCAGTTGGCAGAGCGGCGGATTTGTAAACCGCAGGTCGGGGGTTCAAGGCCCTCCATCAGCTCCATTAAAACCATGTGCTTTTGTGGTGTTTTTATATGCGCGGATGTCGTCTAATTTGGTGAGACACCAGCCTTCCAAGCTGGTCATTGCGGGTTCGAGTCCCGTCGTCCGCTCCAAGGACACCGTAAAGTGTGTCCTTCTTCTTTATCTGCTTGTTTGTCCTGTGTTTTTCGGACAACATCGGCGAGCGCAAAAGTCGCCTGAAGCGTGAGAAGCGAGCTGCCTGTACCTGTTTTGCGGGCGGTGGCGTGATAAGGGTGAAACTCTGCGCTTTCAGTAGCCGAAAGCAGATGAGCAAAAGTCTCCGCGAACGCCTGCATGGTTCGCGGGACAAGGGAAGCCGGAAAAATAAGTAAACGCAGACCGACGCAGAGGTTGGTGGCGTATTCCAGACGTGGGTGCTGCCTTTTTATTGTGTTTGTTTGCGTGGGGTCCGGTGTTCTCGCAGTCTGGACGGTTGCTGCGAGAGGCGCCGACTATTTGCGAAAGGACGGAGTTCTATGTCAACTACATTTCAAGCGTTTAAGTATCGCATTTATCCGACTGACGAGCAGGTCGAAATCATCGAGAAGACTTTCAAATGCTGCCGGTTTGTGTGGAACCATTTCCTTGAACAAACCTCCAAAATCTATGAGCGCCGACAGGAGAAGATGACGACCTTCGACTGTATGAAGGTTCTCACGGAGATGCGGGAGCGCTGGCCTTGGCTTGCGGACTGCGGCTGTACGGCAGAGAGATATGCCATCATTGATTTGTTTGAGGCGCGAAAAGCGTTCTTCCGCCGCATTAAAGCGGGGGAGAAGCCCGGTTATCCCAAATTTAAGGGCGCGTCCCATCCGACCCAGAGTTTTACGACCGCTGGTACTATCTATGTGACGGACGATTACATTCAAGTTCCGTTTGGAGGACAGTATCAGAAAATCAATAAGCTCAGGCGAGGGACGGGGCGCCCCATCGAAGGGTCTCCCCGCGAGGTCACTATTTCTCGGTCTGCTACCGGAAAATACTGGGCATCTGTCTGCTGTAAAGTAGAGCGAGACACGCTGCCTATTGTGGACGGCGAAGTGGGCATCAGTCTCGGCCTGAAGGAGTTGGCTATTGACAGCAACGGCGTTCACTATGAGAACCCGAAGCATCTGAGCAAGTCTGCAAAGCGGCTGGCCCGTGAGCAGCGGCGTCTATCCCGTAAGAAAAAAGGCTCTGCCAACTACGAGAAGCAGCGGCGCAAGGTAGCCGGCGTCCATGAGCATATTGCCAATCAGCGCAATGACTACCGGCATAAAATCAGCCGTGAACTTGTCAACGCAAACCAGCTTATTGCCGTTGAGAAGGTGGCCGTTAAGCCCTTAGTTGAGGGCAATGAGCAGGCTAAAAGCATCCTCGATGCCGGATGGTCTGAACTTACCGGTATGATAAAGTATAAGGCGGACTGGGCTGGACGCACGCTGGTGGATGTAGATACCGCCACCGTAGCACCGGAAGCAAAGCATGACGAGGCGCTGGCACAGGTCGTGCTGTCCGAAGGTCAGCGCATGGCCTCCGAGCAGAATCCTGCCTAAAGCCCTATGGCGAGCAAATAAAGTGTGCAATGATTGCACACATTGCCAAGGAAATAAAAACGAGTACGGACGGTATAGCCGGAATTAACGCCTGTGGAGATGCATGGTCGTCGTGGAAGCAGGAATGCTCTGTTGGCTGGTTTGTTATGTGAGAGGTGGCGACCAGCACTTTCGGGGAACTGAATATGCCTGTGCGGGGTATACACCACCCTGAAATAACAGGGTTGTATACCGGTTCTCCTTTGCGCTTTCTATAATTCAAAGGTATACACCACCCGGAAATAACAGGGTTGTATACCCGTGAGGCACGAAAAGGCGTATAAGACCCCGAACCAATAGGGAGGTATACCCCATATGACGCGGCTGGATATTGCTTTTGAGGCGTATGATACCCTGAACTAACAGGGGTGTATACCAGACCTTTTATGTTCTTTTTGAGTGGAATGTACGTTAAGTTAAAATCAAAAATAAAAGAAAGGAATATAAAAACATGGAACCTTCTATCAACAGAACTCTCACCGTCAGCGTCGTCAGCTATGGCGTCGTATCTGTCGTCAATGGAGTCATCAACGTTGACAACCAGAACCCCATCGAGTTTCCCGCCGTGCTGGACGAGGCATCCGCTGCCAAACTGCTGAAGAGCAGATACGGCGGCAAGCTGTTCCCCGTGGATGCGAACATCGTCGTGTCTTCCATCCGGCATGAGAAGTGGAAGTTCTCTATGGACCTGAGCCAGTTCGTTGCTACCGCTGCCCGCAGCCGCGTGGATGGAACCGAGTCCGGTGCTGATGATACCCCCGCAGAGGACGTTCCCGCCACTGAGCCGGCTGTTCCTGCGCCTGAGACGGCACCCGCTGCTTCTCCTGCTATCCCCATGCCTCTGGTCTCTGAACCTGAGGAGGATTTTGCGCCTGTAGCTCCCGAAGCGCCTGCTCCCGCCGGTGGTTTCGCTCCTGAGACTCCTGCGCCCGCTGCTCCCGCCAAGGAAGTTCCCTATGGTGGTAACTTCAATTTCCCCGCTGACAGCGGTGGCGACTTCGGTTCCGGCTTCTTCGGTTAATAACCGATGGACGCTGTGAACGTTGGCCGTGGATGCCTTGATTGCATCAACAAGGAAACTACGACGACCAAAGAACCCTGTAAGAGTTGTTCCCGCTGGAATAGGTGGGAGCCTGACGAAAAGTGTAAGGAAAAGATGGCGGTCAAAGCCGCACGTGAAAGGACAAAGAAATGAGCAACACCAATACACCCGAAAAGCCCGTCGTCGTATTCATCAGTAATGACCACGATACCGTCATTGGTGTGATGGTCATTAAGAATGATGACGAGCACCTTCAGAATAATCTCGAAATTATCGAGAAGAACTGGGTCGCTGCCCGTAATGAGCTGCTTCAGCGGGCTCGTGAGGACGAGAGCATTGAAGCAGACGAGGACGAGCTGCATATCGCTTTCATTGCACATGAGTTGGGAATGTTTGATGAGCCCTATGAAACCATCGACATTTCCGGTGTCTATTCTGTCGCCAACGGGAATGTGGACCGCATCTGAGTTGGCCTTGGCAGCAGACACACAGCGGCGCAGGCCCTACTCCGGCGGCTGCGCCGCTTTTCGCTAAATACCTAAAAGCAAGTACGGACGGTATAACCGGAATTAACGCCTGTGGAGATGCATGGTCATCGTGGAAGCAGGAATGCTCTGTTAGCTGGTTTTCATGTGAGAGATGATGCCAGCAGCTAAGGGAACTGAATATGCCTGTGTTGGGTGTATGAGGCCCTGAAATGACAGGGGTGTATGCCATATAATCTGTCGCTTGAGGAGACAGGCGTATAGAGCCCAGAAATAACAGGGTTGTATACCCCTTAACCGCGCTCCAACTTTCAATCCTAAGGTGTATAAGGGCCTGAAATAACGGGGTGATACCTCAGTTATTCCTTTTAGGTACATAACGGGCTAAAACAACAGGGTAGTGTACCAGATTATATATGATATGGGTGTAGGTATTCGTTTAGGACAACTTGAAGTTGAAAGGAGGTCTCTGGATGGCCTCAAAAAAGATATATAGTTCCCCTGAACTCTATGAGGACAAGTTGGTGCGCGTAATGGCGCGGCTTGGTATCGAAGAAGGCGACTACAACTACGACTGGAGTCGTCAGGAGTGTTGGGTTGAGTTCAGGTACAAGGGGGAATATTATCGCTTTTCTCACAGTGTAAAGAACGCTCAAGAGCACGGCATCTCCCTGCAGTACGGCTCCGATGCCTTTGCACAGGTCGTGCTCTCTTTGGAAGACCTCGCCCGTATGGTCGAACGAGGCATCTACGACCTGTCTACATGGGTGGCCGGCATGAAAGCCCTGCCGAAGCGCTCCAAGTCATTAGATGCCTGTTTTATCGCTCTCGGTTTCGCAGAGCCCCCTATATCCAAGGAAGAAATCACACTCCACTACCGGCGGCTGGCAAAGGTATATCATCCTGATGCCGGCGGCGATAGCTGCTCATTTGATGCGCTATCTAACAACTACGCAAAATGCATGGAGATGTTCGAGGAGGTTGACGAAAAGTAATGTATATGGGCCATTTAAGATTTGATGTGGGAATCCCACAAAAGCCTTAAATAGCCACAGCCACACCGACGTATGTAAGTCCCTCAGGTAGAGGTGACGGATGCACCTGCGGGTTTTCCCAGCTCGCAGCTCTGCCAAGCACACGCCGAGGCAAGGGAAACACTACCGCCCCTCTGGGGTGTGCCTTATCGGAAAAAACTAAGAAAGGAGATAACGTTGAACATGGACATGGTATATGTGCTCAATAAAGATGGTAAGCCTTTGATGGCAACGACTCGTGGTGGACGTGTGCGTTATCTCCTGAAGGAGAAGAAAGCACGAGTTGTCTGCACCACCCCGTTTACCATCCAGTTGAACTATGATACCCCTGACATTACCCAAGACCTGATTCTTGGCATCGACCCCGGCAGGACGAACATCGGAGTTGCGGCTGTCAAGGAGGACGGCCAGTGCGTGTTCTCCGCACATTTGGAGACGCGCAATAAGGATGTACCCCTCCTTATGGAGAAGCGTGCCGCATTCCGGAGAAACCATCGCAATTTGGACCGGCGCCGCAAGCGTCAGCGTCGTGCGAAGGCTGCTGGGACCATCGTGGAGAATGAGACCATCGAGAGGTTACTCCCCGGTTATGAGAAGCCCGTTGTGTGTCACTACGTCCGCAATAAGGAGGCGCGGTTCAATAACCGTTGCCGCCCTCAAGGATGGTTGACGCCCACAGCAAATCACCTGCTGCAGACCCACATCAACCTGATTGCGAAGATTGCAAAGCTCTTGCCTGTCACGAAGGTGGTAGTGGAGCTCAACCGCTTTGCTTTCATGGCGATGGATAATCCCAATATCCGTCGGTGGGAATACCAGCAGGGTCCGCTGTACGGACTGGGTTCCGTGGAGGATGCGGTGTACGCACAGCAGGATGGGCACTGTCTGTTCTGTAAAAAGCCCATCGACCATTACCACCACGTTGTCCCGCGTAACAAGAACGGGAGCGAGACGCTGGCTAACCGGTGTGGGCTTTGTGCGAAGCATCACGACCTCGTCCATAAGGACAAGGCGTGGACTGATAAACTGGTCACACGCAAGGAAGGTATGAACAAAAAGTACCACGCCTTGAGTGTGCTGAACCAGATTATCCCGCATCTCATGGAATACCTCGGAAGTAAGACTCTCTACGATGTCTATGCCACGGATGGTAAGTCCACCAAGGGCTTCCGCATTGCCAAGAATGTGCCGAAGGAACATTACACGGATGCCTACTGTATTGCCTGCTCCATCTTGGACACCGCTATTGAGGTGTCCGCACCGACCAGTCCCTTTAAGCTGAAGCAGTTCCGCCGGCACGACCGGCAATCCTGCATCCGCCAAATGGTTGACCGGAAGTACCTTCTGGATGGCAAGGTCGTTGCAGCAAACCGGCATAAGGCCATTGAGCAAAAGTCCGATAGTCTGGAGGAGTTCCGCGAGGCTTACGGCGACGCTGCGGTATCGCAGCTTACCGTAAGACCCCATTTGCCTCAGCACAAGGACATGACCCGTATCATGCCGGGTGCGGTGATGGATTTCAACGGAACTATCGGGGTTATGCAGAGTTCGACTGTCGGCAGCTTCTATAAATCCACGGAAGGACACAAATCTACGCCGAGGAAATGTGTGCTGCTCATGCGGAACGCAGGCATGGTTTTCATCCCCGCCTGAAAACAAAGTTTTGTGGAAAAACACATCAAATCTTAAATAACTATGTATATGTCTCAGAAAGAGTTCAATGCAATGATGAAGAAAAACCCCCGCCTCCGTGTTCACGGTGCAAACAACACACGCGAACATCGCTCCAAGGCGAATAAGGCCGCAAAATATAGGAACGTAAAGGTTTATGAATACGCCGATGGGCTGGCATTTTTCGGTAAGCCCCGCAATAGTGGTGAACTCCCTATCGCTGTCTATGACAGTAAGAAGGAGTACCACCGCTGGAAAGAGCTTCAGATTCTGGAGCGCGGCGGACATATCCACGACCTTCGCCGGCAGGTGCCTTTGACCATCATTACCGAGTTCGAGTATCGTGGTCAGAAGGTCTCCGGTATTACTTACAAAGCCGACGCCGTCTATGTGCGCGACGGCAAGTGTGTGGTAGAGGACGTGAAGCCCTTCGATACCACAACGCAGAAGTATCGAACTACAAAGGATTTCAACCTCAAGTGGAAGCTGCTCAAGGCTGAATATCCTACTTGGTCTTTTGAAATCTATTAAAAACGAGTACGGATGGTATAACCGGAATTAACGCCTGTGGAGATGCATGGTCGTCGTGGAAGCAGGAATACTCTGTTGGCTGGTAATCATGTGAGAGATGATACCGGCACCTTTGGGGAACTGAATATGCCTGTGTCGGGTATATAGAACCCTGAAACGACAGGGTTGTGTATCACAGAATAACTGCGGCAGCGGCATATATGGCTCTGAAACAACAGGGTTGTATACCGCATAAAAAAGGCTATGGTGTGTAATACCCTGAAATAACAAGGTTGTGTACCCCATAACATATTGTTTCTGAAAGTGGTGGACGGCAAGTGGAAAATCTGAGCAACATCCGGTGGCGAGTTCATCTGTAAGACCTGCTACGGTGGAGGGAGCGGTATTTTCCTTGCCTACTTCGACCTCGTGCAGTGAGTGATTGCAGGGCTTTCGACGGTTCCGCAAATTTGTTCGTTCCAAGAACTTGACAAAATATCGAATTATAGTAGTATAGAATTATAAGGAAGGACAGTCTAACACAGACTGTCCTTCCGCTTTTTTATGCTCAGAAAGGGGATGAGAATTTTTGGAAAACACAAGCAAAAAGCACGTAAAATGGGGGGTTTTCAAGACTGCACTTTTTACGTTCCTGTTCGTCGCAGTATCCGTTTTCTACTTTCTCTCCACCAACGTGACACTCGCACAGGCCGAAGAACGCTCGAACTACGAATCACTTCCTGCAGCAGAGGTTGCCGCCCAGATGGACGACACCAAGCTGTCAGAAGAAGCACAGCAAGATGTTTTGATGCTGAAGGAAGGAATCCTCGACCCGCTTTCCGACATCACGGAAGCAGAGAACTCCGAGGATGACCCCAACGCCGTTGAAGAAGTACAGGAGGTTGTTCCGGCTGTCTGTTCCTATTGCGGCTCTGAGAGCCACAGTTCCTCAATCTGTGCAAAGAGGTCTATTGCCAATGGAGCCTATGGGCGCTGGGTGATTCCGTCTGTTGGCTGTAATGTAGCGGCCTACTCGTGTAACTGGGATGCAGACCAATCCTATGTTCAGGAAATTACTGACAGTTCCGACAGTGCAGCTTTCTTGACTTGCGGCGGCGTTGGTGTTCTTGCGGACCACAATAACCAAGGTTTCTGTGGACTTTCCAATATTTCTGTTGGCGCAAAAGCCTACATGGATTTTGGTGATGGTGCAACTTACTACGAGTGCTATCAGGTTGAATACGGACACAATACCGGCGAAAAGATGCTCGATGGAAATGGAAACATAATGAGCTACAGCAACTATTCTTCCGGCACCGTGATTTGCTACACCTGCCTTGACCACTGGACCAACATTTACATCACTTACTGGACGCCGGTATAAGCGCCAGACACCCACTCTACTCTAAGAAAGGACAAAACCATGAAAACGAAATTCAAAATCCCTCGGTGGGCACTCTTCACCGTTATCATTCTGGCCTTTATCGGTGGTCTCTTTGCCATCTCCATGCTGCCTGCTTTCGCATCACGTGAAAGCTCTCCGCCTTTGGCAGTAGCAGAAGCCGCGCAGAACGAGGAAAAGGACGCAAATTCTGATGCTCAGACTCCCGAAGCAAACGAGACATCCGATGAGCATGGAAGCACTGAAACTCCCGTAGAGGACGAGCCTCAGGCAGACGATGCTGTCGTCGTTGAAGCGACTCCCTCCGAAGAGCCTGTTCAGGAAACTCCAACCACCTGTTCCTACTGCGGCAGCGCAGAACACACCAAAGACTACTGTGCCGTCCGTGCCGTGGACAATGGCGCCGTTGGACGGCTCCGGATTCCCTCTGTCGGTGTTGACGTGGCTGTTTACGACGTCACTTGGTACTCTCTGCAGCACACCACCGAAGGCGATAACTACGCGCAGGCCGTTACAGATGCATTGGACAGCGCCGCACAAATCGTCTATCTCGGCCAGACCGTTATTGGCGACCATAATAATCAGGGCTTCTCCGCCATCAACAACTGTGCCGAGGGCACTTACGCCTACATCGACATAGGCGACTCTGTCTTGACCTATGTTTGTACCGGCATCCAGCATGGTCGTAACCCCGGTGGTTATCTCACTGGTGCCGATGGCGACAGTGTCTACACATCCTACTTCAATCCCAATGGTCTGACGCTGTATACCTGTCTCGACCACAACTTCAATGTTGCCCTTGTGACATTCCAGCCTGCTTAAAGGGGGTGTAGCTTTAATGAAAACAAAGAAGATTTCCCGCCGCGCTGTTACGCTGGCTGCCTTTTTGCTGGTAAGCGCATCATCTTTACATATGGCTTGTGCAGAGGCTTCGGTGCCTTTCGATTACTTTACTGATGACCTCTCTGTGTCCACTGACGCCGTTGCGAAGGAAGATAAATACCGGCCTCCTGAGTGGTTCACAAAAGAAAATGTTGTAAGTGAAGTGGACTCAGACACGCCCACGGAGGAGATTCCTACCCCTGCGGGCGAACCCTCTGTGGCGACCCCCGTGCCTGAGCCCGCACCGGAAACCGCAGCAGCCTGCAGCTATTGCGGCAGCGCAGGGCACTCGCAGAATAGGTGTACCGTTTACGCTGTCGAACAGCGAGGTGCCGTTGGGCGTTGGTCTATCCCTTCTATTGGAATAGATGTCGCTTGCTTCACCTATGTGCTTGGAAGCGATTCCTTCGAGTACGGACAGGCAATTTGTGACGCTGCCGATAGTGCCGGCTACAGTGCGTATGGGAGCCAGTATCTCATTGCAGACCACAACTATCAGGGCTTTTCTGCCATAGCCAACTGCGCGGTCGGTGCGGTGGGATATATGGATTACGGAAACAGTCGAACAGAATATGTTTGTACTGGGGTGGAGTATGGGCACAATGAAGGCACGGAACTGACTGATAATGACGGAAACGATGTTGCGTACAACAACAGTGGAGGAATTACCCTTTACACCTGTTACAACGGCTGGCAAAACGTCGTCATAGCGTATTTTACTCCGGTTTAACCGCTGGCCGCTGATGCTGAAGGATATTTGAGGTTGGTTGTGCGGTGGCGCATCCAATCTTACATATCCCAGTTCTGAAAGGAAATGATAAAAATGGCACGTCCCGTTGAAACCATAGACCCCAAGTTAGAAACGAGCAGATATATAACTGTTGATGGGGAGTATGAAGAACGAGAATCCTTTGCCGGAATGGTTTACAGCGACTCTTTACTGCAATCATTCTTCAGGAGGACTTGGAAGCGGCTTGAAGACGCCGCAAATGCCCATCAGGATACTCCCTGATGGGCATTTTTCCCAAGAACTTACGACTTGTCATTTTTTTATGTGGGTTGTATAATATAGGTGAACGTCTTTGCAGAGGGCGTAACTTATAGGAAAGGGGACTTATGCCTACAGAAAGAAAGAAGAAAACAACAAAAGAAGAAAACGCAAAAAATAACTCAACAAAAAACACAATAAAAAAACCAAGAAACTCAACAAGTAACACGAAAAGCAAGAAAGAAAGCAAGTCTCTTTTGGGGTTAAAGGACCTGATGGAAGATACGTCTCCAGAAAAAGTCGTCGGCTGTTATGTTCGTGTATCTACCGATGCACAGGCGGAGCAGGGATATTCTATACCTGACCAAACAGCCAAATTGCAGGCCTTTTGTACCGTAAAAGGCTGGGAGAACGCGAAATTCTACACGGACCCCGGATTCAGCGGCAGCAACTTAAATCGACCGGCAATGCAGGAAATGATATCCGATGCGATGGAAGGGAAGCTGAAGGCGGTTGTCGTCTTCAAGCTGGACCGCCTCTCCAGAAGTCAGAAGGATACTCTTTATTTAATAGAAGATGTATTTCTTCCGAACGAGGTGGATTTTGTAAGCATTTCCGAGGCCCTCGACACTACCACTCCATATGGACGAGCGATGATAGGCATTTTGAGCGTCTTCGCTCAGTTAGAACGCGAGAATATCTATATGAGAACCCGTATTGGAATGATGGGTCGTGTAAGTGCGGGATATTGGCGTGGCGGCGGAAAAGTTCCGTTTGGCTATGATTATGACAAGGAAAGTAAATCCCTTATCCCAAATGCTGACGCGCCGAAAGTGCCGCAGGCTTACGACCTCTACATCAAGGGCTACAGTTGCCAGAAAATTGCGGATATGCTCGGACTAAGTTGCGAGCAGCTCGTGAGGAATATTCTTACCAAGCGCACATATTGCGGCTACATCAACTACAAAGGCAAAGACTATAAGGGTTTCCACGAGCCTTTGATTGATGAAGAGCGGTTCATGCTCGTGGCTGCAGAAATGGAACGCCGTGGGAAGGAAAACCTCGCAGTCTGCGGCAACAATAAATATTATCTTCTTACCGGGCTTGTTTTCTGCGGAGATTGTGGCGCCAGAATGCGGTACATGAAGTGGGGGAAGTATATCCGTATCGTCTGCTACTCGCACACGTGTAAAAAGAACATGGTTAAGGACCCCGATTGTCCAAACAAGGGCGTTCGCGCAGATGAACTTGAGAAGGTTGTTATCTCAAAACTTTTTGACATTGGTACTGACATTTCTCTCGACGATTTTGACGACACCCACGTGCCTGCAAGTGCAGCAGAAATCCTGACGAACCGGATAGATGAGCTGAAGGAGTCTCTCAGGCGCCTATATGGGCTCTATGCCGACATCGGAGACCCCATGGTGTACGAGCGCATTGAGGATGTGCGAGGACAGCTCCACGTATTGCAGAGACAGCTTGCAAGCGAGGAAACGCAGAAACTCAAGGAAGAGCACATCAACTACGTCCGTGAGAAAATTCAGACTATTGGAGACCTCTGGCCCCATCTTACTCCTATGGAGCGCCAAACTCTTGTTCGTGATTGTGTTGAGAAGGTTATTTTGCATCACAACGGACGTGTTGAGGTTTACTACACTTTCCATACTGAGAAAGATAGTAAAATTCTCAAAAGGAAAGGCGCATAAAAATTAGAAACGCGCCTCTTCTGAGGCGCGTTTGCTTTTCAAAAAAACTTAAATCCAACTCCAGCAAAAGGGTCGTTTTTTTCTCCTTTCCAACACCATGCCGATGGTGTTGTGAAGATGAAAAAACTCTGAGGCTGGTATTCCGAGGAGCGTGTTTTCGTGAAAACCAAACTCTACCTCCTACAAAACGAAGCATTTGACGTAATTCTTGATTATTTCAAGAACAATTCTAACTCATGTTCTATGAGCGACGACCTCTGCCTTGCTTTGAAAAAATTGGAGGAAATCAAGCAAAATAACCAGTCCCTTACGTGGAAGCAGCTCGGTATAATTGCTTCTGTTGAGAGCTACCTCGCAAACAGTGATGGTAAACCTCTAACGAGACAAAGTTTCCTTGAAAACCATTCACTTCCGTCTGCGGACGTTTTTAAGAACTCGTTTGGTAAGACATCTTTCAAATGGCTATTGGAAAGATATCCTTGTCATACAAAAAAATCTTCCACAGATTTAATTTATGGTGGAAAGGCGTATGATGATGTGGATGAAGTAAAAGATGCTTTTATAAAAGAGTATTACAGAATAAGGCCTGCAACGCAGCACGAGTTCAACTCAAAGAAAAGTAAAACTATCCCATACTGGGAGTCCTTAGCCGCACGATTTGGCGTTGTGTCATGGATAGCCCTTATCGACCTCTTGGAGCTGCCGAGGTACAACAAGCGTGGTGACAATCCGCTGAGAGTTATAGAAACTAATTTGTGCATAACGGACGAAAGGGTGTCCTTCGCAGGGAGGAAAAGACCTCATGTGTTTAGACGAACATTTTGGACAAAAGAGCTTATTCGTCAGCGTGTCGAAGGTTTCATTATTCAAAATGGACGTACCCCAAGCAGGGAAGACCTCCTTAGCATCCCTGAGTTGCCTTCGCCGGAGACATTCAATAATGTGGTGAAGATGAATTGGCGGCTTTGGATTAAAGAAACATTTCCTGACTGTGTTCCCGATAACTGGCGGTATGACCTGTTATCCAGCAAGAAAATAGACAAAAAGAAGTGGCTGGAACTATTCAAAAAGGAATACAAGAGAATTAAGCCGGCAACGGGCAATCAATACAATCAGCAACGCACTCAAGGAACGCCAACATGGAACACAATCGCAAAACTCATAGGAGAAAGCGAACACAAATGGAGCAACATGAAAAAGGTTGCAGGGGTAGAGGATGTTCCCATTTCCACCAATAAGCCGTCCACGTAAAAAAAGACCACCGTAAGGTGGTCTTTTTTTTGTATTTTGTGGTTCTAAATTGACTCGTCCTCCGTCTCATCCAAACGTTTGATGCGTTGAAAGCCATTTGCAGAGACCTTCTTTCGACTGCCATCTGCTCTATGGAAAAAATCGCCGATAATAATGCCTTCTTCAACGTATCGTTTTGAACTGGGATGGTTTCGAGTTCCGCCCCACACCAAGAAAGAACAAAGCCATCTTTCAGGAACGGTTCGGTTGTTCTTCACCTGAGACTGTTCCTTCCTGCATTTTTCAACGTCCTCATTGATTCTCTTGTCTGTAAGAGAAGCAAGATAATCAATATCTAAAGAGTAGAAGTCGGTTCCGTTGAAATACTTGCTCGTATGGTGCCATGACGCATACTGCAGAACCTTTGTCCGCAAGAAAGAAAGCGGGGCCTGCTTGAGCTTTTCAATGTTGCATTGAAGAGACAGCGTTCCGTTCAAAATCTCGGCCTCGATTGCATTCAGTATGGCTGCTTTGGTACACTTGGAACGCGGTTTTTCGCCGGATTCATAAGCATCCACAGCGTTGTTGCTCATCGAGTAGCCGGAATATCCGGCCATTACACATTCCCTCCGTCATCGGAGATACCCTGCAGAAGCAGGTTCTCGTCGATATATGTAGCTGTTTCATCTGCGCGATGCAGAAGAAAAGCCAGAGGATAGCGCGTAAAGGCCGCTGAGGTATTCTTATCTGTGGAATACTCTCCCATGTGGAAACGGATTGCAAAAGCCTCCGGCATCGTCAGGCGAATATAGCGTTCTGCAAGAAACACAGATTTATCGCCGTGGCTGCCGAACGGGAGCTTCTCGTCATAGGAAATCCAAGGCACCTTCTTCCACTGTCCGGTTTTGGGGTCCTTCACATTTCTGCTGTCCCATTTATAGAAATCAGCCTTGCAGATATCGTGAAGAAGTGCGGAGATGGCAATGCTATCATTGACCATCTTCCTCTCCCCCTCGGAAAGCGTCTTTCCATTCCGCTCGATTTCCGTGAAGTATGTGTCGTTCAGACGCATAAATACGTTGACTGAGTGGTCCAGAAGCCCGCCGCAGTAGCTTGAGTGATACTTAGCACTTGCGGGCGCCGTGAAGAAATCCGTCTTCTCCAGCAGCCACAGCACAAGGTCTCTGATGCCTTTGCGTCCCGTACTGACAAGTGCGCCAATGAACGCGATGGCCTTAGACTCATACTCCTTATCGGGAGTTGTGCCGGCAGGGTCCTCTACCGTAGGGCGGTAGTCCCCGCCGTGCGCCGTGTACTTTGCGAGCGCCTGAGCTGCTGCCCATTTAATGAAGTCTTCCAATCTGTCGGGGTCGCCATTGTTAGACTGCTCGACAGTGCGGGAGAAGGCGTCATAGTCATCGAGGGCAGCTTGGCAGACGTCATCGTGACAAGCTCCCTTTTCAAACTGTCCGGAAATAGCTATCAACGCAGCTTCAGCACGCTCGTGCAGCTTTTGAATTCTCTCGAATTCAGGGGGATAGTTGTAGCCCATAGTTATTCTCCTTTCTTGATGAAGTCCTCAGCCCTGATAGTACCGGAAGTCCATGCGCTTGTCGGGAAGCTGATTTCGGGGACTCTCTCCAGCATAGCATCCCTCAAAGCGTCTCTATAACGCTCGAAATGCCGTTTCTGGAAGCCGAGAAGTCTTTCGTCATACTTTACTTCCTTCTGAAGAAGTTCAACGGCAAGAGAGTTCTCGTTGTCCTCGACCGCGATGGCGAAAAGCTCGTTTTCCATAATCACCCGCTGTGTTCTGGAAACCCACTTTTCGCCCAACACAGGCGTCATGCTGCGGAAGCGGTGTCCCAGTGTATCAACGATACACTCCAACACATCGGCCTCCTCATTCATAGAGCCCTCCTCATCGAATAGCCACCGGCAGGTGTCCAGTTCAAAGTAGGGGATGTCGTTCAGCAGACGAACTTCCGGTTCCTCTTTATAGGGCTCATCTTCTCGATAGACATGAAGGAAGCTGTTGGAAATGTAGTAGACGGCCTCGTAAGGTCCATGAACAGAAACATTACCTTTGCCCATGATTCGTTTCTCCTTTCTTTTTTTGCGACCTTTCAGGTGCGGCTGACGGTGTGGAGCTTCTGCTCCAGCAGCTCTGCCTTCTCACGGGTCGCTCCACAGGTACACATCTGCGGACAAACAAGAGGGTCGTAGTAGTCCTCGTTCTTCTCAGGGAAGAATGGCTTTCCGCCCTCATTTACACGCACCACATTAGGGCGCGGGCAGTTGTGACAGGGGTTATACATCTGTAGGTTCTCCTTTCAAATGAGTGTTTTGTGGCGTCCTGTTTCTTTGCGAAAGCGCAGAATACTGAAGTATGCATCAGCAGGGTGCTGTGGCAAATCAGCAACTGCCTTAAACACCTCATCAATGCAATGTACGGCGAGTTCACGCTCACGAAGCAGGGAAGAAAGCATCTCCGCTGCGGCCAGCAGTTCAGTGCTGCCGGAGGCAGCACCGGACCGCTGAAGGCGGACGACCATTGATTTTACGTCTTCGCTTGGAATGTAGGTCTTTTCCATGTCGTCCTCCACCGCAATTACGGTCTCCACAGTGAATTGTGGAGTTCTTCATTGATTTGCTTTATTGTTTTTTCCTGCCACCGGTTGACGTGCTTCGTCCTTGTGAGATTAAGCTCACCAACCTTGTGAAGAGTGATACCAACTGAGCCAAAGTGCAGCCACGTACCCTCGGAAACGGATACTGTGCAGCCTTTTTTCGCACCCTTCAGCCGCTTCTTCACCGACGTGACCATTGCTTGCGTGACAATGCTCTTAGGACGTCCGGCCATCATACATACCTCGGACGGTACTCGCAGAGTCCCTGTTCAGGGTCCCTTTTACTCGGAGGAAGTTCCTCATAGCAAATACCTGTCTTCTTGCTGGTAATCTTGATGGGATAGGGGAGAGAGGCGTTATCCTCGTCATAGCACGCAATGTCAATGCCGATGTTGCGGATTTCCGTTCTGTAGGGCGCGAACTTATCGCCAAGCTCCTTCTTGAGATGTGCAATGAGCGCATCATGGAGGTCTTCGAAGGGAATCGACAGGTCGGCGACGACAGGATACCATGGGAAATCCTTCAGCCGATAGGTCATTCTCACCAAAGCACCATCTTTCGTCCAGCAGTGGACGTGGGGTAGCAGGTGGTCAGGGTTTTCGGCGATAAACTTACGGTTTCAATCTACGACCAAGTCGTAGACATCCTTGCCGTCGAAGATACCGTAGGTTTCATAGCATGGTTCGCAGATGAATGTCCCGTCGGGACACGCAACGTAACCCCTGCGGTTGGCACGGAGGTTTTTGGTGTTGTTCGTGTCGGCAAACAGCCAAGAGAAACTACCCATGCCTCACACCCCCTCCATCTCGATACATGGCGTCGGGTATTCCACCGTCACGCCACAGTTTGGGCAAAGAGAGGGCATTTCGCCGGCATCGTTACACACCAGCTCCTCTCCGCAGATACAGCAGCGGAAAACGCCATCGTCGCTGAGGTCAGCGACGGAAGGCCACTTGAAGAAAAACGTCTTCAGTGCCTCCATCAGCTCTTCGAAGGTCAGTTCAATGTTATCTACCAGATAGACCTTGCCGTCGGGCGTGCCGATGGTGACACCGTGGACATACTCTCCGTTCTCAGGGCACATCCTGCAGTCGGAGAACCAGTCCTTATAGAGTGCCTTGGCATCCGCCGTGACAGTGGCGTAGGAGTTGTCCATGCGCTCAAAAGTGAAGCGCACGTCAACACATTCAGCGGGCCAGTCACGTTTAACTGTATCAAGCGCAAATTTCAGGTCCATACCTTAAAACTCCTTTCCTTCAAACGGCGAATGTGTCGAGAACGCTTTTGTTCAAGCTAACCTTGACAAGATGCGCTCGCAGTGCCTCCTTAATGCGCGGCCACTCGCGCAGCAGCGCCATACCCGCTTCAACGTAGGTATCGAAAGAGGAGCCGCTGTCGTTATCCTTTTTGACAATGGCGAGCCCAAGGTATCCGGTTCGGCCACTGACGGATTTATCCGTGACCGTGATATGGTATTTGTTCTCAATCCCATTTTTATCACCGCAGTACATCTTCTCTTCGCCGAAATCTACCGTCACGCTTGTGTCGCACATATGGGGGCAAATCTCAGACACAATGTAGTCTTCGATTTTTTGAAGATTACTTCTCAGTTTCTGATGTTCTTCACTTGTAAGTCTCATATCCATTTCTCCTTTCTTAAAAAAGCATTTAGGCGAAAAGTGGGGTCTCGATACGATTCGAGACCCCACCCTTCTCTTGCCTTACAGAAATTTTGCGGGGAAATCAGATGGCTTAGAACGGCAGGG